TGTCCCATAGAAAAACAAAGCGTAACGAACGCTCTATCAGCTAATTCGCTACGCTTTGCCCAAATTTACTTTTTCGCTATGTGTTTATTTTAGCCATTTTGCAACTCCACCATGATGTGAACATGTTCCTCTACGGCTTTTGCTAAAACTATATGTTCCATCTCTACATAAAGCTGTTGCTCCAGGAGGCGCGGAATTATAATAAGTTGGAGATTGTACTCTTTCTCCCTTTGAATTTGTATAATATTTAATAGACGTACTGTTATTGTATGTAGTAGTACATTCTATTTTTTCTTTTGAAAGGTATTTAGTCGAAACATATCCTATGTATCCATTATAGTTTATCGGAATCCATTTACATTCACAGTCTTCATCTATGGTAACTTGAGTGCCTTTAGGTATTTGAGTAATAATAGCAGAGGTCGTATTAGGAGCCTCTCTCAAATTTAGATTTGCCATAACATATCTTATGGTATCTTGCTGAGTGGAAAGTTGGGCATTTAACAAGCAAGGAAATAAGAAAGAAAAAAATAGTATTATTCCTCTTTTCATAATCTTAGATATTTAGTTTGTTATTTTCTCCTAGAAGGAGCTCTTCTTGTATGTGGCTTAACATAAGTTCCATCCTTTCGATAGTATCCTTTAACTTGGACAGTACCACCAGTTGATGTTGGCTTATACTTATATTTTGTTGAATTACTAAGTGCATGATTAGAATGCGAATATTTATAAGTAGATGTTTCAGAATCAAAATTCCAATCAGATAAAGAACGAATTTTCTTTTCTGATAGGAATCTTGTTTTATATACATAACCTCTTTTGTTACCGTATTTAGCTCTTCTGTATTTCTTGTATTTTCCTGTTGAAATTAAGTTTTTGCCAACAGGTACTTCTATATATGTCGAGTTAGTATTTGGCGATGCGTATAACTTTACAGGACCTGCGGTTTCACATAAAAAATAATTGGTTGTACAACTACCGAATATTAGTATGAAAAATAGTAGTATTAATAATTTTTTCATGACTTTTATAATTTAGATTGTTCTTGAGATTTCTTATACAGTTTTTGGGCTTTTTCAAGTCTTGTAATATACTCCATTACGTCATATTGAACGAAAGCCCATTTCCCGTCTTCGTATCTAATACTTTCATTGGTTTCAAGTGCTTGCATCACTTGATTGTATAATGATGAATCTTCTTCAATTATTCTTCCGGCTCTACGTTCATTTTCTTTCATAAATACGCTTATGGCTATCTTGATGATTCTGACTTCATTATCATAATCTTTCTTTTTCCGATAGAGAATCATTAGTCTATCATAGGGATGTGTTGCTGGAAGTTGTGGTATGATAGCTTTTTCATATACAGCTATAGCTTCATTTATCATACCTTCCTTTTCTAAATCTATGCCCAATTTAATTAATCTTGAACTTTCATTCTGTATTTCTCGTTGAGATGCTTCTTCAAATTCTTCTTCCTGTTTTTGTTGAAGTCTTTCAAAGCGAGATTTTTCCAAATGGTTTAGTTTATATTCGAGTTCATCTTCATCTTTACATAAAACTTCTCTCGCTTTAATCCCACTTGTTTCTCCTACAATACCAGCACATTCCAGTTGGTCCATAATACGCCCTGCTCTATTATAGCCTATAGCGAATTTACGTTGAATTAATGAAGTGGAACCTTGTTGGTGGATAACAACTAATCGAGCTGCATCTTCAAATAGTGGGTCAAGCCTTGTCATGTCAACCTTTTCTACAGAGGGGTACTCTATTTTTTCTTCATCTTCCTCCGTTATGAATTCCTCTTCTTTTTCTTCTGTGTCTATAATTGCCCTGTTTATAGGCGTTTCTACAACTTTGGCATTATTACCGTTGTCAACCTCATTATTGCTTTGAACTGTTTCCTTCTTTTCAACCGACGATAGATGCAATGCAAATCCTATTATAATAAGAAATATAGATACAGAGAAGTGCACACCGCAAATCGGCAATATGATTGCAAGCGCATAGCATATCGCCGAGAAAAGACATCCTGTGTAATTTTTAATCTCATATCCAGAATCAATATTGCTTGATTGCATTCTACGATTAGATATACCATTACTACTGACTTTTGTTCTTGAGTAAATTCCGGTTCCCGGTATTCCGGTTGTTACATAAGTGCCACGCTTCCCAAAGTTAACTTTTGCTCCACGTGGACCAACTGACCAGCTTGTACCGGATTTGCTAATATTCATGTGCACTCCGGGAAGTATCTTAATTCTTTTTCTGAAATATAGTCCCATAGTATTTAGATTTCATCTACAATAATATATCACTTACAATATGTTGTTTAACTATCCATAAGCTCCTAACCTGAGCAATTTCTATATCGAAGTCATCAAACTCTTTTTCATTTATTGAATGAGCTATCCAGTATTTTCGAGATACTTCTTGGTCTTTATATCTGCGAATAACTTTAATGTGACCGTGATAATCTCCGGTAATTTCATCTTCAACAACTACTCCGAAAATATTCCCAAATGGAATTGCATTTGGATTATTACGAGGAAGAGTGTATTTTTTGAGTGCAACCCAGCATCCGGCAGGAAGCGCAGGCGTCATTGAATTTCCTACAATTTGGGCAACTCCTTCGCAATCTTTACAATCGGGAAGATACCAATAACGGGTAATATCTTCTGTTTTGCTTATCAATTCTGCCTGACCGGCGGCAAACTTGAAAGTTACTTCTGGAAGAAGATGAAATCCTTTCTCCATAGCTTCTTTATACTCCTTTTCGGAAGTTACAGCTATCCCGTTTGAAGCAGGAATATTGATTGTTTCGCTCAAGGCGTTTTCTTCCTTTAGTGGTGTTCCTCTTCCGGTGAGAATGTATTCTGGATTCGCATTCTCATAATACGAACAAAATGGAGCTATTATTTTAGTAGAAACTTCTCCTGTTTCCCCAGTTCTAAGTTTTGACATCATATTTTTTGTGATGCTTGGAATGGTAGTATACACTTTATAGTCATTTAAGCCAAGCTTTTCCATTACCGCATAAAATCTATCTTTAATAGTTTCCATAGTTCTTGATGGTATCATAAAAGATACTTATATTTGTGCTGGAATCAAGTTGCGGATGATACCAACTAAATTGTTTAACTGTTCCCGCAAGGGATTATATAGGCGACTTCACTTCAAACCGCAACTTTGGAGTTGGTCGCTTTACTTATTATTATGGAAAAGAATATTCCCGAAGGTTTTTCTACAGAATTCTTAGACAGCGATGAAGGTAAGGAGTTGTATTCTCAAATACAATCATCAATGACGGATTACCACTTCGTTACTTCACGTTCACTAAAGCGATCCTATTTAATAATTCAAGGAATCCTTCTATTTTGTCGGTGTGTTTCACGCCAGATAAAAGCTTGAGAATGTCATTCTTTCCATTTTTTGTTATAGTTATAGATTTAGGATTTGCTATACATTCAAGTAATCCTTTTACTACCACATTGCAAGTCGTTATATCAGAGAATTGTGATGTATGGAATAAGCATGCAACTCCATGATATAAAAATCTGTATTCTAATCCCAATGGGTCTTTTCCTAATAATAAATAATGATATATCATCCAGTTGGTGTTTTCAGAAACAGCCATGTTTTTTTGTACCATGAATGATGCTCCAGTTGATATTTCATCAATCTTATCTCTTGTGTTTTTTATGTCAATTATCGTATATATATTCCATCCTATCAAAATTGTAACAAGTAATGATAGAACACCAACCAATACGCCTTGATAGTCAAATCCTAACTCTGCCTTGTGAGGGCAAGAAATACATAATGCAATAATGCTTATCGCTATCGCAATTCCACTCAATACTAAAGCCCAATTTTCTTTCTTCATATTATAATAAGGTATAAACCGCTCTAATAGTTAAATAATGTTTGTTGCTATCTAAAAAGATACTATTTGTTTTGATGGTATCTTTTTAGATAGTATATTTGCATCATCAATCAATCACGTAGCAAAGATAAACTAAATGATTGACGATACAAATAGTATAAACATATTAAATCACACGATTATGAGCACGAAGAGTTTTTTACATGAAGTTATGAGCCTTGCATGGCAGTTCGTTCGCAAGAACGGTTTCACGATGTCAGAAGCATTAAAATGCGCTTGGGCTAACATGAAATTGAAATTGCAGATGAAAAGCAAGATTGTGAAATTCTATTTTCAAAAGGTGGATGGTTCTGTGAGAGAAGCCTACGGTACACTAAATGAAAAGCTGATGCCTGCCATTGCTGGTACTGACAACAGAAAGAAGAACGACACCGTTCAAACTTACTATGATACTGAACGCCAAGAGTTCAGATGCTATAAAAAGGCTAACCTTTTAAAAATCGCCTGATATGAGACAGTTTAGAGTATGTGACAGTGAGAAGCCTACGGGCTTGAAAAGGCTTTGGATAAGGCTTGTATAGACCTTGATAGAGTTGATAAGATGTCTGACACAGAGGCTTGTGCTTTCTGTAATACCGATACCAAAGAAGAGGCCTTAGAGGTTATTCAAGAAGAGATTGATTACATAGAGTTTCAACTTGATAGAATGGCAGTATGATAGAGGCATTGATAGTATTAGGCTGCTTGTATGCAAGCTACAGGCTTTTCAGAAAGCCGGGCGAGAAGTTCTTTTATGATGATTAATCACACGATTATATCACGCACGACAGTCCTATTGACAGCTAAAGACTGGCATCCGATAGCGAGAATCGGGTAGGGTACTATTGATTGGTTCTTTGATAAGTCTGTGAAAGCAATTACGGTGTAATTCATAAGCCGTTTTTGCCAACCAAAGATAACGAACGCACATAAGCAAGTTGGGGCTTGCGAGCTGTGCAATGTTTAACAATTAATAGATGTGTAACCATAGTCTTTGAGGTGTAAGTAATGACGGATTAGGCGACCGACACGCACATCGACAATATAGCCCTATTGACAGCTAAAGACTGACATCCGATAGCGAGAATCGGGTAGGGTACACAACCGCAGCAAAGGTTAGTGCTACTATCGTACTAAAAGCCACGGGCAAAGCGAAGTGCGCACCGCTTTACCTCATCCTTGTACGGGCGGTAAAATTTAAAATCACACGATTATGGGAAAAAGTATGTATAAATCACGTATGCCATATATAGGTATGCCGGTTAAGTGTAAACATCCCGGATGGGAAAGCAAGATTGGGGCGATTTGCGCCATCAATGGGGATAAAGTAATGGTAGAGTTCGGAAAGCACGATTTTGTAGAATTCTATAGTGATGAACTGGTTGCAATGACGATGTTATGAAGATAATTATGTTCTCTTTTTCGTAGCTTGTACTGCTTTGTATGACAATGATATTATGTAATTCCATAATAAAGGATGGTCCTCTATACATGACGGGGATTGTATTGACATCCACAATGTTTATTTTGTCTGTTATACTCGCAGTGATAACCGGTATGGAGTTGTGTAAAAAGTGTTAGTATAAACTGTTTTGTCGTGTTTTATTTTGTGTTTGTACTGGGTGTGCCGTCTGTGAAGATAGCGCACCTTTCTTATTGGGGCGTTCGGTGTAATGGTTAACACACCTCATTGGAGGAGACTGGCGGTTCGAGTCCGTCAACGCCCACCAATCATTCTAATATAACATTTATGGAAAAGGTAGAAAGTAAAGAGAAAATGAGAAACATGAAGAGAGGAGCCACGATAGAGCTGCCTATATCTTCACTTGAGACAATCCGCAACAACGTATCACTTCTAAATGCCAAGCATCTTCTTGAGGGTAAAAAATGGGCTTCAAAGTCTTATCCGAAAAAAGGTATTGTCGTTGTAAAAAGGGAGTCATAGTCATCTAACTCACACGATTATGGAACGGGTATTCACAGAACTCACCCCTGAATGCGAGATTACAGCACGGATGTATGCACAAGGGTATGAGAAAAAGGAAATCGCCAATTTTAAATGCCGGGCGGTTAGCACGATTAATAACCAATTGCAAAAGGCTTTTGAAATATTGCATGTACGGAATGGGAGAGAACTTGCAACAATGCTTTATGAACGGATAGCCGGTGTGAGGCTCACGATGGATTTTTCGCCTATAGTCCGTGTGTCCGTCGCATGTTGCTTACTGTGCATATTTTCTTTGTCACTTTACCACGAACAAGGTGATATGAGGAGGTTACGAAGATTTAGAATTGAACATATGGAAAGGGTAAGAGAATGAACATGGAGGATATTTTAAATAGTGGTGCCAATGTTACTTTGACAATAAAGTCCACTGATTTGAAAGAGTTCGCAGAACATCTTGTAAAAAAGACAGTGAGAGGTATCAGGGACTCTTTCATCAGACCGGAAGAGGATTACTTGACCATTAAAGAGGCAAGTCAGATTCTACATACCGATAAGTCAACCTTATGGAGATGGCATAAAATTGGATATTTGTGCAGGTTGGAAATAGGAGGTAAGAGATTGTACCGAAAAAGTGATGTAGATGCTATTCTACAGAAAGAGAATAATTAACCCTTTAAATTTTACGATTATGAGTAATGAGAAAGATTTAGTATTAAGAGATTCTGCATTTGAAATCCAAACAGCGGATTTAAGTAAGAATGAACTTCCTTCTTTGGAAGATGCGCAGGAGTTGCCAATAGATTTGTGTGGCAACTACTGGACGCCTGAACATGCTGGTGAGTTCAAGAAAATGTTTTTTGTGGAAATCAAACCACAAAAGGTCTTGAGTGCAACTAATCCGGACGAACTGATTGATTTGGATTGTGCCACATTTCTTGAAAAGACAGTAAACGGTACTGTTCAGACAGTGACAAACGGTTCCCGTAGGTTGGTTGGTATTCTGGAACAATATTTAGAAAACGGTTCTCTCAAAAGTGGTATGCCTCTTAAAATTACCTACATGGGTAAGAAAAAGAATAAGACCAATAATTTTCAGTCTGACAATTGGTCTGTAAGACCTCTTCGTCTTAACCTACCTGTTGCCGGATGATGGAGGATTTTAATATTGATGATTTTTCAGAGGGGGAAGAACTTAACCCCTCTGCCTATAATCCGGAAGATTATCCTACCAAAGAAACTGTTTTGGATTTTATCGCCTTGAACTGTAATGAGCCTCCTGTCAATATTGACCTGATGGAATTGAGTGTTAATGGAAGTGTAAAACGTGACCCTATGGAAATGTATCTTCAAAGTAAGTATATTTCTTCCTCTAATTTGAAAAATGCTCTTAAAACACCGCGCTCTTTCTATTATGATTGGGAACGGGTTTTTGAGGAGAAAGAGAAGCCTCACTTTCAATTAGGAACCTTTGCCCACATGGCATTTCTGGAACCACGTCTATTTGAACTTGTAAAAGTAGAGCCTAATTGTAATCAGGCGTCCAAAGAAGGGGTGTTAGCTATGATTCGGTATTATAATGAACTATTAGCGAAAGAAGCAGGCTATGTGAAAGAGGTTGAAGATGATATTCCTTCCGTTAATTGGAATTTCAATGTTTTAAAAGAATACCGGGATAGATTGAGACAAACCTGCATTGATTTGGGGTATTCTTTCATCAGCGAAGAAATGAGCATGATTATTAATGCTCTGAAAAGGAACTACTACTGGTATGGTGGTGGTATCATACAGCAGCTTTTAAAAGGTGCTTGTTCGGAAGTTTCTTTTTATGGACGAGACAAGGAAACCCAACTTGATGTAAGGGTTCGACCGGATTATTTCAATATAGAAGAGAATATCGGTGTGAATGCCGTAATCTCTTTTAAGACCACACGTGCCGATGACCTTGGTAAGTTCTACTACGATTGTGCCAAACTCAAGTACGAGCTCTCAGAAGGTATGTATCAGGAAGTAATGAGCAGTATTACCGGGCGAAAATTCAATGTAACTATAATGATTATGTTGCAGACGGTAGAGCCTTATGATGTAGCCGTTCTCTTCTGGTCTCCCGATGATTTGGCAAATGGGAAATATAAGTATCACTACGCTCTTTCGATTGTTAAAGATTGCTTTGAAAAGAAATGGTTTCCCGGCTATGATGCCAAGGCAGAAGAAGGTGCCCGTGGTATTATCGACATGCAGCTTCCTGAATGGAGCCATAAACTGCTTCATCCGGTGGCCATTGATGATTTTGAATGAATGGAACTGTGCAAAACCGATATTCAAACGATAGAGCGTCTTCTTAGGCAATGTTCTGAAAGAATAGAGAAGTATGCGCCTAAGACTTCCCCCGCTCAAGATTTATGCAGGCGTTGCAAGAAAATGATTAAACGAATAAACAATAAGAAATGACAGATTTAAAAGATTATTTGCCGGATGAAATAATATTCAAATTACCGACAACAGTAAAATTCCCCGAAGTGATTTTTCCTGATTGCATTTGCATGGATGATGTGAAGAAAAAACTTTCGGAACATTTTGTAACCATCCAAGAAAAGGATGTAATTGCTAACCGGGTGATGGATGAGTATGAAATATCCATTATTCGTGCCAATTATGGTGAAATAGCCGAGGAACAAATACCGGAACTTGAAAGCCAGTTTGAAAGTCTGAAGGCAAAATTCAATGCAGAGAAGAAAGATTTTGAAGCAAAGATTTCGGCTTTAAACACCCAATTCAAAGACTTGGTTAATTTGGCTAAAAAAGGTCTCAAGGATTATCCTTTGAAGATGATTGATACCTTCCGCATTCCAGTAATGGGGTATTATTTGTATTATTCATGGGTGAATGAAGCTTTTCGTTTGGCTTTGGTGCAAGAGATTCCTAAGCATGAATATAATGACCTGTTCAATTCGGGTGAAATGAACCAGGAAGCATTTAAATCCCTTGGGTATGAATTACCGGATATTGAGGTTAAGGATACCCGTAAGAATCTTCGCAAATTTGGTAAAGGCGAGGAAGTTGTAGAGGTTTGGGAAGAGGAAGGTCAGGATGTATGGTTAGAACATTGGATTGAGGATTTCCTTGATGAAAATAACGGTGAGATAATTCCTATACAACGCCATGAGTGGCACAGAGTTTCGATTGAAGAAAGTCCATGGAGAAAAGAGGAGAACTATGACGAGACTGAAGTACAAGAAAGGAAGGCCGTCGAAGTATCAGACGAGTTTGAAGAATAACCCCTATTGGGAAGAAGTAAAACGTAAGGTTCGTGTTCGTGACGGACACTGTTGCCGGATGTGTGGCAAGACCTATAATCTGGAGATTCATCATAAAACCTACCAGATAGGCGGTATGTCTATTGTCGGACATGAATTGGAACATTTGGGTTGTTTGGTAACTCTTTGTGAAGAGTGCCATGCGAAGGTTCATGAAAGATAACTTTGTTAACCTGCCTGCCCGGTCTGTGAAGATATGGCGGGTAAATGAGGGAATGTAGCTCAGCGGATAGAGCGCCGTGTGTGGTGGAAGGTTGAGAGTTCGAGTCTCTCAAGATATACTCTTAGCTTAACGGGAGAGCACCACAAACGGTAGTCGGTGGTTCGAATCCACCTGTTCCCACAAACTTGTGTTGGAAAGGGGACATGAAAGTGTTCGGTTGCAAATGGTTATTTCTGTAATGCGTATGCGGATAGTGTCCCCGATGCTATCAAGTGAGCAGTGCTACTGAACTGCATGAGAATTATATGTAATATCCCGTAGAATGCGCTTCGAGGCTTTTAATTCTAAATCAACAACTTGTCATTGTATGAATGCAAAACAATTTTATGATGAGGTCGTAAAACTTCGTCGTTTGCAAAAGAAATATTTTTGTATTCGTTCCTCTGGTACTTTACGTACCAGCAAAAAAACAAGAAAAATTTATTGATAGTGAAATAGACCGTGTTGAAAGATTGATTCAAAAACACCGTAATACTAATTTATTTGACCATGAGACAGATAAGCAGGAAACAAGCACAGTTGAATAGAGAGGTTGCTGCAATAAAGAAGAACTTACCTCCATGTTGTGCAATTTGTGGTAGACCGATGTCGGACGCTGCACATCTTGTTCCTAAGAGTATGTACCCGGAACACTATACCAATCCCTTAAATGTCGTTGGATTATGCAGGGAATGTCATAATAAGTATGATAATAATTTAGCCTTCAGACAAAGACAGAAACATCTTATTGAGCGTGTGAAGTCTTTTGATGAATGTGCGGCAAACAGATATTTTCATTTATGAACAGCTATCAATTGATTTCCAAACTCCGTAAGGTTCGGGGTGACACTTATCTTTCTACAGCTTCTCAGGCTCTTTATCACGAACTTGTTGCTATCTGTAATGATATGAAGTGGAAAGAAGTGTTTTTCATCCGTAGTAGCCTGCTTTGTGCTAATTTGGATATATCTGATAATACTTTGCGTAAATCAAGGGAAAGTCTTGCTGGCGCTCAGCTCATATACTATAAAACCAGCAAGGATAGACGTATAGGATGCTATTATTCATTTGTCAAAAGCATAGATGATGATGTTATATCGTCCTCAATATCTCCCGCAATATCATCCTCAAAAAATGCGGATGAAACTTCGGATGATATTGCGGGTGAAAACGTTAGTAGTAATATAGACACCTCCTCAATATCATCTTCAACATCATCCGCAAAATTTGCGAATGATAAAATAACATCATTCGCAATATCATCCGTAAATTTTGCGGATGAAAGTCAAATTCCACATATTATAGATAATATAAACATAAAACAAGAGGATAGTCTCGCGCATACGCACGAGAGCTCCCCACTTCCAAAGAAAAAATCCCGAAAGGAGATAAAGGATGAAAAACCTCTGGTCTATCCGTTTTCTTCAATAGCATTCATGTCCGCTTGGGAAACGCTTCGTCAGACACCGAAATGGAAAAAGAAACTTAATTACGCTTTGCAACTTTCACTTGATAAACTTTCCAAATTTGAAGAAGAATTTGCTATCAGGCAGGTTGAGAGAGCGATAGAATCTGGTTGGACAGGTGTGGTGTTTACTGGAACGGAGAGAGATTATCAAGAATGGCTAAATTTAAAATACAATGGAAGCAATCGGAAAACAGATGCAAAGCCGGACGAAAGCTCCGCCGGCATCCAATCAATCATCTTCGGTAAATAAGGCTAATCAGAAGCAATGGAGCAGGGTACAGGCTGACATATATTGGCGTAATCAACTCGTTGCATCTATGAAAACAATCTCGCCAGTCTTTATGGTTGATGATAGTAATCGCCAATTATTGAAAGCCCTTTATCAATGGGTTTGGGGGATTCCCGGAGTATTGGATGTAAGCAAGGGATTATTATTACACGGCTCTATCGGAGTTGGCAAGTCCACTTTGCTGAAAGGGCTACAGAACTATGCGGCAAAAATCGCCCGCTATTGTATTGGCGGCGCGGATGCTGGATTGACCTTTCAGTTCACCAGTGCTGCCGAGATTGCCTTGCTGTTTGCCGAGAAAGGAATTGTCGGGTTAAACCAATACACAGACAGATCATGTATGCACAATCTTGCCATTGACGAGGTGGGACGGGAACCTATGGATGCCAAACACTTTGGTACGGGCATCAATGCCATTCAGACCGTCTTGCAACTGCGCTATGAGCAGAGATATTGTTTCTACACCCACATGACTACCAATCTGGACCCGGACAAGGAGTTTTCCCAACGGTATGGAGCCTATATAGCCGACCGGGTGAAAGAGATGTTTAATGTGATAAAAATCGAGGGGGAAAGCCGAAGATGAAAGATATAAAACTGATAGCGACTATTCTGTCAATCCTGACAGCGTATGCCGCTTTTTATTTTGTCTGCTACTGGATAGCGGACTATTGTTTAAGGACTTACTTGTAACTGATGAAAAAAGACACACGATTATGAAACCAAGAAAACAACTAATTGACGCCGCCGTAGCCAATGGTAGCTTCAGAGAATGGGCAAAAGTTCCTAATGACTGGAAACCGAAGGAGATTGATTGAGTTATGAAATCATTGAAAGAGATATTATGTAGCTTAGAAGGGTTGTCCGGCATTGAATTATTTGTCATAGACCTATTCTGTGGGGCCGGTGGTTTGTCGGAAGGCGTGGAAGAAGCCCGTTTAAATGGCAATAGATGTGCAAAAGTAGTTTGCTGTGTGAATCACGATAAGAATGCTATCCTTTCACATGATGCCAACATTCCTGATGCACTTCATTTCATTGAGGATATTCGTACACTGGAGCTTTCACCGATAAATACTATTGTTGAACGTATCCGTGAATTATATCCTGATTCGATGATAATGCTTCATGCTTCTTTGGAGTGTACCAACTTCTCGAAAGCTAAAGGCGGTCAACCGAGAGATGCTGATAGCCGGACGCTGGCAGAACATCTCTTCCGTTATATTGATGTTATAGATCCTGACTACATTCAGATTGAGAATGTGGAAGAGTTTATGAGCTGGGGAGATATGGACGAAAAAGGGAAGCCTATCAGCATGGACAAAGGCAGGCTTTATCAGAAGTGGGTGCGCAATGTCAAGAAGTACGGTTACAACTTTGAGCACCGCATCCTGAACGCTGCCGACTTTGGTGCCTACACCACAAGGAAACGCTTCTTCGGCATCTTTGCTAAAAAGAGTTTGCCGATAGTATTCCCTGAACCGACCCACTGTAAGGGTGGTAGGCAAGATATGTTTTCGCGGCTGGAGAAGTGGAAGCCGGTAAAGGATGTACTTGATTTCTCTGATGAAGGAACTACCATCTTCAGGGAAAAGCCTCTTGCAGAGAAAACGCTTGAGCGTATCTATAACGGACTTATCAAGTTTGTAGCCGGAGGAAAGGATGCCTTCCTCGTGAAGTATAATTCTATGAACCGTACGGGGAAATATAACGCTCCTGGGATTGACGAACCATGTCCGGTGGTAACAACACAAAACAGACTTGGAGTAGCGCAAGTTTGCTTTCTTTCCAAACAATTCAGCGGACATCCCGAAAGCAAGAATGTATCAGTGGAAGAGCCTGCCGGAACAATCACATGCAGGGACCATCATGCCTTCGTATCAGCGCACTATGGGAACGGCTTTAATCGTTCGGTAAACGAGCCGTCTGCGACAGTTACAACAAAAGACAGATTATCATTAGTAACTCCAAGGTTTATCGCCAATGAGTATTCCGGCGGAGGACAACATACAAGTATTGACAATATTTGTCCGGCAATTTTAACCAATCCCAAGCAAAAACTTATAACATGCAAGCCTTGGATTATGAATACTTCTTTCTCAAATATTGGTAGCAACATAGAGGAACCGGCACAGACAATAACCGCAAACCGGAAATGGCATTATCTGATGAATCCACAGTTCAACAGTGCTGGCGGCTCCGTTGATAACCCCTGCTTCACCCTGATAGCACGAATGGATAAGATGCCGCCCTATCTGGTAGCAACAGAAAGCGGTCAGATAGCGATTGAAATCTACGACAATGATAGTCCTATGACCGTGAAGATAAAGGAGTTCATGGCACTGTATGGCATAGTGGATATTAAAATGCGGATGCTTCGCATTCCTGAACTAAAACGTATCATGGGCTTTCCGGAAGATTATGTGTTAGTTGGTACACAAGCTGACCAGAAGAAGTTTATCGGAAATGCGGTAGAGGTTACACAGGCAAAGAAGAATGCCGAAGCACTTTGTGCAAAACTTAGAGATTTAAGATTGAAGAAATTAAAAGAAGTAGCTTAATGAAAGAATATATAGAATTTTTAAAAGACAAGATGGCCATCAGCCGTCAGACCGGGTTCGAGGTCAATCCGGATGAACTGACACCGTCGTTATATCCCCATGTGAAAGATACTGTTCGCTGGGCGGTGTCCGGTGGTTGCCGTGCGATATTCTCCAGTTTCGGTATGCAGAAAACCGTTACTCAGTTGGAGATACTTCGGGTAGTCCTGAAACACAAAGGCGGCAAAGGGCTGATAGTTTGTCCTAAACGTGTAGTGGTTGAGTTCCTTACACAAGCGGAACAACATCTGCACATGAAAGTGACCTATGTACGAACTATGGCTGATGTGATGATATGCCCGACTGACATCATGGTTACGAACTACGAGCGTGTGCGCGACGGTGAAGATGGTGTAAGAATAGAACCTTCCTCCTTCACCGCAACATCATTGGATGAAGCGAGCGTATTACGTGGTTTCGGTACCAAGACCTACCAGGAGTTCCTTCCCTTGTTTGCGGATGTTCCCTACCGCTTTGTCGCCACCGCCACGCCATCGCCCAATAGATACAAGGAGCTGATACATTATGCCGGTTATCTCGGTGTGATGGATACCGGGCAGGCGCTTACCCGTTTCTTTCAGCGTGACAGCACGAAGGCGAATAACCTTACCCTTTATCCGCACAAGGAGAAGGAGTTCTGGTTGTGGGTAAGTACATGGGCGTTGTTCCTCACCAGACCGTCCGACCTTGGTTACCCCGATACCGGATATGAATTGCCGGAACTGCGTGTACATGAAGAAGTGGTTAGTGTTGATAACTCCACTGCCGGAACCGACCGTGACGGACAAGTGAAGATGTTCCGTGAGGCTGCTCTCGGACTTGCCGACGCAGCGAAAGAACGTCGGGACAACATGCAGGAAAAGATTGCCCGTGTGGTGGAAATCATTAACCGTCCTGAAAACAAAGACGACCATTTCCTTTTATGGCATGACCTGGAGAATGAACGGAAGGCTTTGTGTGACGCCATACCCGGATGTAAGGCTGTGTACGGCTCGCAGGATGATGAGGAAGCCGACGAAGTGATAGCGGACTTTAAGGACGGCCGTCTGAAATATTTGGCCGCCAAACCGGAGATGCTTGGTGAAGGTTTGAACTTCCAGTACCACTGCCATAAGGCAATCATGTTCATTGACTACCGTTTTAACGACAAGTTCCAGGCGATAGCCCGTATCTACCGTTTCATGCAGCAGCATCCGGTTGACCTTTATCTGGTCTATGCGGAAAGTGAGGGAGAGATATACAAGAGCTTCATGCAGAAGTGGGCGCAACACCGCGAGATGGTAGCCAAGATGACCGATATAGTCCGCGAGAACGGTTTGTTCGGCTTGCAGGCAGAGGAGAAGATGATGCGGTGGATGTTTGCCAGCAGGGAAGAAAAGTCTGGTAAACTGTGGAGGGCAATCAATAATGACAATGTTCTTGAATGCCAGACTATGGAAAGTAATTCGGTGGACCTAATTGTAACAAGCATCCCGTTCTCCAACCACTATGAGTACACTCCGACCTATAACGACTTCGGGCATAATGAGGACAACGGCAAGTTCTTCGAGCAGATGGATTATCTTACACCGGAGCTTATGCGTATTCTTAAACCCGGTAGGTTAGCTTGCATCCATGTGAAAGACCGTGTTTTGTTCGGCAACGCCACTGGTGACGGTATGCCCACCATCGACCCGTTCAGTGAAATGACTGTATTCCACTACATGAAACACGGTTTCCGCTACATGGGGCGCATCACGGTGGATACGGATGTGGTAAGGGAGAACAACCAGACTTATCGGCTTGGATATACGGAGATGTGCAAGGACGGTTCAAAGATGGGTATCGGTTGTCCTGAGTATGTCCTTCTTTTCCGCAAGCTTCCTTCCGACACCTCACGGGCCTATGCTGATTTGCCGGTGACAAAAAACAAAAGCGAATATTCGTTGGCCCGTTGGCAGATAGACGCTCATGCAAGTTGGAAATCATCGGGTAACTCCCTGTTGAGTTACGAGGACATGAAAGGGGCCGGCATTGACAAGATACGCCACCTATTCAGGAACTACGAGCGTGGGCACGTCTATGATTATGAGGAACACGTGTCATTTGCCGAAGAACTGGAGGCATATGGAAAACTGCCAAAGACATTCATGGCTGTTGACCCGGTAAGCAAGAAGCCCTGGATATGGGATGATGTCACCCGGATGCGCACGCTCAATACTAGGCAGTCGCAGAAGAAACGGCAGAACCACATCTGTCCCCTTCAGTTGGATATTGTCGAAAGGTTGATTGAACGATACTCAAACAAAGGTGAACTGGTGTTTGACCCGTTCGGAGGTATCGGCACCGTTCCCTATTGCGCAATCAATTTGGGGAGGAAAGGTCTATCTACTGAACTCAATTACGACTACTGGAAAGACAGTCTTTCATATCTGTATGAGGCGGAGATGGAGGTCAGCGCACCCACATTGTTCGACTTAATGAGCGATGCCGTATGAACGTTCACCAGACTGTTCCCCGTTCGGATTGTACATCCTTCTCCAAGTGCGGCAAGCATTCCCTTGCATATTGCAGGAGGTACGGTGCGTCCGAATGCGGACCATGTGAAATCGTGAGGAGGAAACCCCGTAACCGGGTGGTCGTTGACGGAGTGGAGCGTAAACTGTGCACCCGCTGTGGTAGAGCGCTTCCGTTATCCCGTTTTTTCGATAGAATAGCCCGTCGTAACGGTAAGGAATACCATCTGAAAGCGTCATGGTGCAAGATGTGTATGGCAGAGGTACAGAGCGAGCGGAATAGAAAAAATAATAAAAAATATTGAATTATGAGACCAATAAGGAATATAGAAGACATTGGAAATCTAAAGACAGATGAAAAACTGATTGAATGCCTAAATGGTGAAGTGAATTATTATCGTTTTTTGTGCTTGCATCCGAGAAACGATGAATACGTGATTCTTCTGAACCATTGTGAGGAACCTAAAAGGTTTTATGTTAAAAGCATTATAGACCGATTTTATACGGACTATACAACACGCGATATAATCACTTATAAGAGGGATTATGCTTTGGAGCAGGTCAAGTTCTGCGAGCAGGCATTATCCGAATTTGATAAGGAGGGTAAAATATGATACTTACTACTGATAAGATGGTATTTGTTACCAATCAAGATAATTCAGACGAATACATTGAGAATCTTATAACTGAGTATGGGACTAATCAATATCGCATAAAGATTGACCGTACACTTAGTCCACCATATTATCAATTATTCCACGAATGGAAAGAGGGCAAGCGACAACTTAATAATTGCTTGTTTGCTTCAAGCAAGTTGGAAAAGATTGTGAATTACATAAATCAGAACATTCAATAAGGATAAATTATGAAACAGACAGTAGAAGAAGCAGCAAAACAAGAACTTACGTCAAGTTATGCAATAATAGTTGAAGGTGAATTAGCCTATCAGAGACAAGCAATGTTGAATATGTTCAGAAAAGGTGCCGAATGGCAGGCAAAGCAATCCCCGTGGATAAGCGTAGAAATGGCTATTCCGAAAGATGATTCTCCCGGAGTAGTGCAAGTCATAACAGTAGACGGAAAAGAAGGTGAAATGGCGGCTCGTAGAGTGATGTATAATATTTATCCATACATCAAAACTGGATATGTCACACATTGGAGGCCGATACCAGCACTACCGAAAGGAGGCGAAGGATGAAAGCAATAACCATCAAACAGCCATGGGCCAGTCTGATAGTCCACGGCATCAAAGACATCGAGAATCGCACTTGGCCGTGTCCTAAGAAATACTTAGGGCAGAGGGTGCTGATTCATTCAAGCGCCGTCCCCATGGAAATGATTAATCCTAATAGTGTATTTACGAAAAGGCAATGGGATAGCTTTTCACTTGGATTCCAGAGTGAGATTATTTGCGGCAATGGATATGTAAATTCTGCTATCATTGGAAGTGTCGAAATTGTGGATTGTGTTGTGAATCACTCTTCCATCTGGGCAGAGAAAGGAGTTTATAACTGGGTACTGGCTAATCCTATCCTTTACTCCAAACCTATCGAGAACGTGAAAGGGAAACCGTCTTTCTGGGACTATTCCGGTATTAAAGAGGTAAAAATTGAGTGTCCGGAATGTGGCAGTATAGAAATTGCTGTCGAAGATTATACGACAGCTCCGTTTCCGACTTACCTGCATAGGTGTAATAAGTGTGAACATGTGATTATGGAAAGTGAGTGGAATGTAATAAAGTAGGATATGGAATTTGATTGGGGAGGGTTTGTTGTAACAGTTTTGATAATTTGCGTTACTGTATATAATTGTTTAAATAGCTATTGGAAGCATAAGTATAGGGACGAGAACAAAGGTGACTGATAGATACAAAAAAAGGCTATCTATCCCAGACAGCCAATCTTTTTTATTAACCTTAAATCTAATACTATGAAAAACACATTGCAAAGGTACGGATTTGTGGGAGTTATGCAAATTATGAGCCTTTGTTCAGCCATCTTATAACATGGTTTAGCAAGTGGATATATGTGTTAACCATTAACGTAATAGATTTATAAAATTAACAAATAGCCAATGAATAGAAATGAAAATGTCTGGACTGATGCGAAATGTGCAGCCCTTCGAGTTGAGTTCCTTACCAGTCGTGAGGAACTCTTTTTGTATGCAAAAGCCATCTATTCCGCTATGATATGGGGTAGGGAGGTGAACGAGAAAAATCGGGTTATTCAGGAAAAGGATAAGTCTGTTAAATAAAAGAAAGAGCCAACCCACGCACGACCATGAATCAGCTCCTCACACGATTATGATGCAAATATACTATTTACTTTTAAAATAATCGTGTTATGGAGCTGGATTTTAATAAAATCATTCGTCTTAAAAAGATTCGTATCGAGAAATCAGAACTTTCAGAGGAAGAAAATGCCTTGACCGCCCCGATTTTGAAAGACAAAAGCCTTATCCATGAAATCTACAAAATATTCGTTGAGTTGCTGAATGAGAGAGGATGTCCACCGAATATTGACAGTGTAACCCAGCGGAAGAAGTTCATTTTCATTATCCTGTATCTGTTTTCTCCAAGCTCGCTCGCCGGTGGGAAAATGACAGCAGGGTTACGACCTGAATTAGCAAGGGTTCTTGGAGTTCAATCAGAATGTACCATTTCCGACAATTGTGCTGATGTCGTGTTTCTCTATCAGAATTATGGGGACTTTAGTGGAGATATAGAGTATCTTTACACCGAAATCGTAAATCGGTTGAAATTCAAAGGGCTAATCAATTAATGAGCCGGAGTTTAGTGCTCCGGCTTTAAAATTTTATATATTTGCTCTTTGCTTTTTTCTCTAAATTCATTAATCATTGGGGCAATTGTAGTGTATTCTTCGAGCACTTTTTCTGAGATGTTTTCTAAAGCAGTTTTTCTTTCTTCTATTTTTCTTTGTAGTTTCTCTCTCTTTTCTTTTGATGGTGTTTCTGGTTTGATGTCATCTATTTCATTATTTATTTTAATTATTTCATGACATTTTAGTTGCTTTTCGGCTTGTATTTTAAGAAAAGCCAAAATTATCTTATGAAGAATATTGTGGATGTTATCGCTTTTGACAAATAGTCTTAATACTATTTCATCTTGTTGTACATTTTTATATAATTGATTCTGAGCATTAATATAATTATTTATTTGAATTGAATTATTGACATTTGGTATATTTAAAACAGAATCTATCCACATAAACAAGCTTTTGTTAACCTCAATAATAGCCTGACGTTCCATTGAAGTTATGTCAGTTTGCGCATTTGCCAAAATTGCTAATTTATTTTTAAGCTTCTCTGTTTCATTAATAAATTGACTTTCAACGGATTTTATTTCTTTAGTAATTTCACCTATGTCTTCTTTAGTTGCAAGATTCTTTCCTTTTTCCTTGAAGTAAGTGATGATGTATTGCACTAATCCTGCTATAATAGCAAATATTGTAAACTGTAACCAATAAGGCATAGTTATTCTCCTTTCTCTAATTTAATTTTCTTCCCACAATGAGGGCAAGTGATAGTGTTTTCCTCCTTGTCTTCATTCAGCAAATCAGTTATCCCTACACCTAAAGCCTTTGCTATTTCTCCTAACTTCCCAATGGTAGGGTTGCCGGACACAGCGGCATACAGGGCTTGATATGTCACTCCCATTCTTTTAGCAAGGTCTTGCATGGTAATACCCTGCTGTTTGCAGATTTCTTGTACTCTTAGCATGATATTCAAATTATAATTTGACGCAAAGATAGGAATAGTTTTCAAATTATACATAGAATACAGAAGAATAGTATCAAAAAATAATTTGAAAATTTTTCTATCAAAATTTGTTTTATTCAAAATAAAGTTTGATATTTGCAGTGTGACAATCAAAACATAGTTTGAATAATAATTTAAATATATAAGATATGGCAACAAAGAAAATTGATGAGAAGAAAACATTGAAGTATGCGGTAGCATTCTACTTCTGTACATCAGGTAAGATAAACTTCATGTTAGGCAATAAAATGTATCAGCATATAAATACTGTTTATGACCAAAGAGAAGATGGTAGAGGTTTCAATACCTGTGAAGTCGTTTATAATTACAAGGCTCAAAAGTACGAGGTTCTGAATGTAGATACAGAGATAGGCAACAAAGAGATTACGATATTATAAGTTTAACCAGCAGGGTAAAAGCCCTGCGCAATATATAAGATTATGAACGTAAATGAAGTTACAGTAGGTTTGAGATATAGAGTATCAGGTGATTTGTCTAATGGCTGTCATGCAGACGGTACGCCACGCATATCGCACGATGATGTAGTAAGAGTAATCAAACGAATTACAGATACACATGTGATTTTAGAGTGTGGACGTATGTTTATCATTAACGACAATCTCAAAATCGAGAAGTTCTAAGTTTTAATCCGGTAGCCTTCGGGCTACCACAATACACACGATTATGAAAGCGGATTTAGTTTTAGTTATCAGCCCCGAAGCTCCACTGATGAAGCAGCTGGGTAAAGTGTTGGGTAAGCTATGTACGCCGTACGACTTCTCTACTATAGAGAGGGGTGAAAAGTACATCACCATACAGCATGACGAGACTGGGCTTGTAGTGGCTTATACGAGTGAAAAAAGATTGAATGCAAAACATTAAATATAGTGATTATGAACTCAATAAATGAAAACGGTTGCAGCGTATGCCAACCCGGTAAAGAGAATTATTGTACCTACAACACCAGGTTGAGAGGAAAAAGAGTGAGAATGTACCAGTACGACTACCGTACTGATAGCGGTGAACTTTTTGCTTGTTGTGCGCCTACCTTAGAGGCATGCAGAGAAAGACGGGATAAATGGCTTAGTTCACGACAATAAGCCGATTGTCGTGTATAACGATTGAAGATATTTCGTTATCTTTGGTTGTGGTAGTACCTTTGGGGTACTATCTTTTTTATAGTATAAATTTAAAAATGATAGAATAGTATGAAGATTAATTATAAAGGTCAAGAGATAGAAGCGTATTCGCTTGTAATGAATAGAAACAACGCTTTAGATATTCTGAACGGTAAAAAGTGTATAGAAACTCGTATGCTCAGCTCTAAATATGAGAAAATGTTCACGGACTTCAATCAGATTGAGGAAAATGAAAAATTGAGAAAGGCTGGGCGTGAAGATGAATGTCAGTCTATTTTGAGAACGGATATAGAAGCTATTCATTTTTATAGTACCGGTGCACCGTGGACACTTGATGTAGCAATTGACGAGATAGGTATAGGTGAAGTGACAGAAGAAGGTATTAAGTTCATGCATGATGAATTTGATTTCCATGATTTTGATGAACAATTAAAAGAGTTCAAGAAGAATCCACCGAAAGAGTTGCCATTATTTTACTACTTACATATTTGTGAAATCATAAGCCATTCAGGTTTGAAATAATATAAGCCACTTGGGTGGCTTTGTTTATTTAGTAAAAGGATTGTTTAATTTAAAATTAAAGATTATGCCAGAAACGTATGCAACAGATGCAAGTGGTCAAAAGTATCGTACCCGAAAAGATTATGAAGCCGGACGATTTCAATCTATGGGGCGAAATGCAGCTCAGCGAGCAAGAATTAATCGTAGGGTAGGCGGTAGAGTTGTTTAATGATGGATAAAGCAATAGATATAATTAAAGAAGTTGCTTTAAAGGCTGATAGGGTTATATTGTTTCACTCGGCATCGGGCAAGGACAGTATAGCCCTTTTGGACCTAATATCACCTTATTTCAAAGAGGTCGTTTGCGCCTATATGTATGTTATAAAAGACTTGTCTCATATCAATCGTTATATAAATTATGCTTGCAGTAAATATCCAAACGTGAAGTACATTCAGATACCTCACTTTGCGGTCTATTCATTTAGGCGTATTGGTTACTTAGGATGTATTAAGAACGAGAAGCAGAAACTATACAATATGGCTCAACTTACGGATATTATAAGGGAGAAATATAATATCGAATGGGCCTTCTTTGGATTTAAGCAGTCTGATTCAATGAATAGACGTTTAATGTTACGTACATATAAGTTGAACGGTATTAACGAAGTGCAAAAGAAGTGTTATCCCTTATCTGAATATCGGAACAAAGATGTATTGGAGTACATTAGTCGAAAAGGTCTAATCAAACCCGAATCATATGGAGGAAAACATCAATCATCCGGCACTGACATAACGGATATTAATTACTTGTTATTTCTTCGTTCTAAATATCCATTTGATTTACAAAAAGTTATAAATGAATATCCATTGGTAGAACGGAAATTATTTGAATATGACTATGAAAGAGCTAAAACAAAGTGAAACAAGAATTATAAAACGCTCTCAAATAAATCTTAATCCGATTAACCCTAAAAGGCATTCGGACGAGAAAGTAAAGCTGCAAAAGAAAAATTTGCAGAAAATTGGTTTTCTTGGTGGTATTGTATGGAATGAAAAATCGAGGAATCTGATTGACGGGCATCGAAGGATTAAGGCAATGGACCTGCACTACAAATACGATGGTACATCTAAAACGGATTATGATGTAAAGGTTGAAGTCGTAGCTCTTGACGATAAGGCTGAGAAGGAACAGCTTACATATATGGCTGTAGGAAATACAAAGCCGGATATAGACCTTATAGCTGGCTACATTTCTGATATAGATTATACGAATGTCGGCTTGGACATTGGGGAATTGAATGATATTCTTTCCATAAACACAGAAATGCCATCTCAGTTAGATTTTGTGGATGATTTATTGTCCCCTCTGCCATCATTTGACGAAATTGAAACTCCCTCTGCGGATGAGAAGACTTATGATGAAAAGAAAGAGCACATGAAAGCCATTAAACAGCAAGTAAGAGAATTGTCAATAGAAAGACAGCAAAACGAAGAAGCTTATATTACATTGTCTTTTTCTTCTTACAACGCTAAAGAGGATTTTTGCGATTTGCTTGGTATCAGCACAGATGACAAGTTTGTAAAAGGGGAAGATGTATTAAAATTGATTAAGTGACGAAAGTAACAAATACGCGCGCACGTACACAAGGATATGGCTAAGAAACCTAATATAGAAGATTTTAGAAAGATTCTCCGCAAATCTGGTGGAAATCTGACTAAGGTTGCGGCTACGTTTAAAGTAGCTCGGAAAACTGTATATCAATGGGCGAAAGAAGATGTTGAATTTAAAGATGCTATATCAGATGAGCGCGGGGCGTTGGTTGATGAATGTTTGGTTTCTGCCCGTGTTCTTGCATTGGGTATTCCTGAAAAGGATAAAGATGGAAATTTCGTGGGTTGGCGTGAACGTCCAGACGGCTATATGATTCGTTATTTGCTTTCTACATTAGGGAAAAGCGAAGGTTTTGGGGAAGAATCAGAAGATGCTGATATTCCAACAGACATAGAGCACGGCATCAACATTGATTCCTGGATTAAAGACAAGCTGAAATGATAGTACCTCAAGAAATTTACCATCCATTATATGAGGATAAGGAAAAATTTATAATTCTTATCACCGGTGGGCGTGGTAGCGGAAAGTCTTTCAATGCTTCTACCTTTATTGAGCGGTTGACTTTTGAAATGACTCCCGTAGAGAAGATAGTTCATCAGATTCTTTACACCCGTTACACGATGGTTTCTGCCGGTATGTCTATCATTCCCGAAATGATGGAGAAGATAGATTTGGACGGTACCACGAAATATTTCAAGACCACAAAGACGGATATAGTCAATAAGATGACTAAGAGCCGTATCATGTTCCGGGGTATCAAGACTTCTTCCGGGAACCAGACAGCAAAACTGAAATCCATTCAAGGCATTACGACTTTCGTTTGCGATGAAGCGGAAGAGTGGACAAGCGAAGATGAGTTCGATAAAATAATGCTCTCCATTCGCAAAAAGGGTATTCAGAACCGGATTATCATTATAATGAACCCATGCGATTCCAATCACTTCATCTACAAGAAATACATTGAGAAAACTCACAAGCTGGTAGAGATTGATGGTGTGCAGGTTCAGATTTCCACTCATCCGAATGTGCTTCATATCCATACTACGTATTTTGATAACTTGGAGAATCTTTCCCCGGAGTTTCTGAAAGAGGTGGAGGATATGAAGGTGAGTAATCCTGAAAAGTATGCTCATGTGGTTATCGGTCGCTGGGCTGACGTTGCAGAAGGTGCTGTGTTCAAGAAGTGGGGAATTGTGAAAGAGTTCCCGCAGGAATGCAAAAAGGTAGGAATAGGGCAGGACTTCGGCTTTACTAATGATCCTTCCGCTGCTGTAAGATGTGGCATTATTGATAACCGTTTGTATGTTGATGAACTTTTCTATGAAACGGATATGCTTTCGTCGGCTATTGCCAATAGGTTAAAGCCTTTCTCTATGAAAGTTTTTGCCGATTCGCAAGACCCTCGATTGATTCAAGAGATAAAGAACAGAGGCGTGAATATCTATCCGGTAGATAAGTTTCCCGGCTCCATCAAAGCGGGTATTGATAAGATTAAAGACATGGAGTTCTTTGTAACAGAACGCTCTTACAATATTATTACTGAACTTCGGAAATATGTTTGGGATAAAGATAAGGATGGAAACTACATCAATGAGCCAGTAGATGAATATAATCATTTGATGGATGCCATTAGATATTATGTATTGGGTTGTTTGCTTGGACGCATTTTGAAGCCGAAAGATTTAACTGGAATATTCACACACTAAAAATATAAGCTATGCCATTGAGTTTAGAAGAAATATTAGCCCTATTAGACATTGGGCAGAAAATAAGTTACCTGAAGAAAGGTAGAAAGACCGAACTTCCCGACCGTTGTAAATTGTGGGACGATTGGAATCCAGAACGCCATGAAATCATGGTGGATAAAGAAAAGTACCCGGACAGAAAGGTTCTTGAAAAAGAAGCGGAAAAGGTCTTCGATGAAAAGACAGGCAAGACCTACGAAATCGAAGCGAAATACAAGACCGAACCAGTGAACCGTATCTCCATTCCTTTGGAGCAAGATATAGTGAACATTCAAACAGCTTTTACGGTCGGCACAGAACCGTCTATGGATTGTACTCCGACCGACGATGACGAAAAGAAACTGTTGGATGCGGTCAAAGCTGTATTCAAGTCCAATAAAATCAAATACCAGAATAAGAAGATAGTTCGTGCCTGGTTATCCGAGCAGGAAGTAGCGGAATATTGGTACGTAACCGATGATGATTCGTTCTGGGCGAAGTTCTGGAAGAAAGTTAAGACTACATTCGGAGGCAAGGTAAAACCTACCAAGAAGCTGAAAAGCGTATTATGGTCTCCGTTCCATGGGGATAAGCTTTATCCGTTCTTCAATGATGAAGGTAAGATGATTGCTTTCTCACGTGAGTACAAGAAGAAGCTCATGGATGATTCGGAGATAACTTGCTTTATGACTATCACCGATAAGATGGTCTATCAGTGGGATTTGGCTAAGGGGTATGAGGAAAGAACTTCATTCGCTCATGGCTTCCCTAAGTTACCGGTTCTCTACGCTTATCGTCCTGAACCTTATTGCAAGAAGATAAAGACCTTCCGGGTCCGGTTGGAGAAGCTGTTATCTAACTACGCTGATTGTATCGACTATCACTTTTTCCCTTTGCTGAAACTGATTGGCGATGTAGAAGGCTTCATGGGTAAGATTAAGGATAGGATGGTTAAACTCACAGGGGAAGGTGCAGATGCCCAATATCTGACGTGGAATCAGGTCCCTGATACGGTTAAATTTGAAGCTGAAACGCTTACTAACATGGCTTACGATATGTCGAATACTCCGAGAATATCCTTTGAAACATTGAAAGGTGTAGGTAAGGCTTCCGGTACAGCTTTCCGTTTTATGTTCATGGGTGCCCATATGAGCGTAAGTAATCATGCGGAGGTTATAGGAGAGTTTTTACAACGAAGGGTTAATTTCCTTGTTTCTGCTTTAGGGGCGATTAATCCCACTGAGTTCAACAAGGCATCACAGACTATTGATATTGAGACAGACTTGGCTCCGTTTATGATTGATGACTTGAACGATAAGGTGACTACTGCCGTCTCCGCTGTCAGTGGTGGTGTATGGTCAAGGCGTGAGGGCATTATGTTTGCTGGGAACGCGGATCGCATTGATGAAGAGCTGAAGGAAATCGAAGAGGAACAGACGGCAAAGAATGAAGGTGTAAGAAAAATGGAACAAAAAAATGCTCCTTAGTCAGAAAAATTGCGAGGGTTATAATTTGAATATATGAAAAATAGAACATTTAGCGGTAATTCTTCGCAGTTGCCACTATTTTTAATTTATAGTAAAATAATGAATAAATAATTTGATAGTATTCATATTATTACTATATTTGTATTGTAATTAAGTCCAAAGCGTTATGAGTTACAAATCAGTTAAAGACGTTGTAACTATGTTGCAAGAAAACGGTTTTGTTCTAAAGAGTCAGAAAGGTAGTCACATGAAGTTTGAGAAAGACGGCAAAGTGGTTATTGTACCGAATCATAACAGCAAAGGCGTTGAGAAAGGCACTTATTACAGCATTTTGAGACAAGCGGGGCTAAAGTAGCCCCCTTGTTCTCTTAATTAAAAAAGGAGGTAATATGAAAACAGTAGAAGTTATTGTAGAACATGCGGGAAAGAATCTAAGTGCGTACATCGAAGGTGCTCCGGTCATTACTGTTGGTAACGACATGAAAGAGATTGAGGATAATATGAAAGAGGCTATCGAATTGTACTTAGAAGACAATCCTAATCCAGTAGAGATTTTGACCGGAGAATTTGAGCTAAAGTTTAAGATCGATGCTGCCACTTTTATCAATTACTACAGCAGCATCTTCACGAAAGCGGCATTAAGCCGGATAACCGGCATCAATGAACGTCAGTTGTGGCATTATGCTGCCGGAGTGCATAAACCCCGCAAACAACAACTGGAGAAGATTCAGAAAGGTATTCAGTCTTTGAGTAAGGAATTGTCGGTTATAAATTTATTGTGATAATGGAAAATACAGAAATTGTTTTAAATTTTCCTGTACATAAATTGAATAGTGAAATAACAGAGAAAATTTCAAAAATTCGATCATCGCAAATTCCAGAACAAATTCAAAAAGGATTGCAAAATGAAATTATGTGGGTTGATCTCTTAGGGAAGATTACTACGGTCGCTGAGTTAGATTCTCTTAATAGAGTCAAGTTATCTTCTGCATATTGCCAGTTCTTATGGATCATATGTGATATAGCAATTAAAACTTATGATGCTAATGTTTTAGAATTGGAATTGGCAAAAGAAACAGAGGAAATAAAAGACGCTTTAATTAAAATGGTAAAACTGTCTCAAAAAAGAACAAAAGAAATTGATGTGTTAAACGAAATTATAGATCATCAGGCTGTTTTTGAGAAGGCTTTTTCTGAATTTGGACTAGCAGAACAATTGATAACAACTAAATTCACAAAGGAGGATGTTTGCCGTTTTAATTGTTTGGATATGACCAGTGATTATGGAAGTAAAACTAATTCAGTCTATTGTTATGGTATAATTTTTATTCTTTTGCATGAATTAGCTCATTTCCGATTTGGGCATATTTGTCCTACTAAAGAAGATGAGAAAGATGCAGATAGTTTGGCCTTTTGGGATATTTATTATGACGTTCTAGATACAGATAAGATTACTGCGACTCTTGGGGTTATTTCAGCTCTTTTTTCATTACTGTTTTTTTCAAAGGATTTAAATGGAGATGAACAACATCCTGACGAAGACAAAAGAGTATTTGAAATATTTGACATAGTGCGAGACGATTGTGCTAATTACGCAGGATTGATAGTACAATTTTTTAAACTATGGGCTTTCTATTGGAATATAAAAGATTTTCCTTCTATGTCAGAAACATATGAACAAACCTTAGATGATATTAAGAATTGGCTTGAAAAAAAGAAAAAATAAAATCGTTAGGCGTGATTCCTACCCGGTTTCACGCCTTTTTATATATATTCAGCACATTGCCTCTTAATGTGCTTTTCTTCTCCCTTCAAAATTTCCCCTTCTATTCCCATCCATTTACTTTTATGCTGATTTTACGACAATAGCTCTATTGTCATGTATTCCGTATTCTGAAATTTCTTATCTATACATAACCTATCTACTTTTATACCAAAGATTTTAAACGAAAATTCATACGGTATGAAAGAAAAGATTTTAGCATTACTCAAAACCAAATTCCCTGGGGTTGATGAAGCTACTTTAAGCCGGATCGCTGAAAAGAAAGCGGTCGGTGTTACGGACGAAAGCCAATTACAGACAATCGCGGATGGAGTAGGCTTTCAGGACGTGTTAAATTCCTATGGTGATTTCCGGGCTAATACAGCCGTTACTTCCGCAGTATCCAACTACGAGAAGAAACACGGTTTGAAGGACGGTAAACCAATTGAAATCGAGAAACCGGTAGAAAAGCCTGTTGAGAAACCTACTGATGATATGGCAACTATCATCGCCAATGCAGTGAGTGCAGCCGTTAAGCCGCTTTCGGACAAACTTACTCAGTTTGAGACAGAGAAAGCGCAGGTTACCCGTCAAGAGCAGGTTTTGGCAAAGGCAAAGGAGTACGGTATTCCCGAAACATTCGCAAAGCGTTATGCAATTCCTGAAGATGCAGATTTAGATACTTATTTCAAGGATGCAAAGCAGGAACTTGCTAATGTCGGCTTTAGCGGTGTTACCCCTCCCGAATCAGCGGAACGAAGATTGAGAAAGAAGCTGAATCTATCGCCAAGATGATTAATGAGGAAACAAAAAAAGATGTTGAACAAAACAAAAATTAATTATGTCAGCAGGATTTAAGTATGACTTGGTTCCACCTGTCGAGCAAGAGGAACGCTACGATGTCCAAACGGGTATTCGCAGACGTGGACCTTATAAGCTCGATACAACGAACTTGGCGGTAGGCACTATCCTCCCGTCTTTTATTCCGGTCTATGCAGATTTGAAAAACAAGTTTGCCCATACGGTGAGAAATATAAGAGTTGCCGAAGCCTATGCTTCCGGCACAAGTATTAAAATCGCAAAGACTCCGTTAGCCTATGTTGGTATGTTTATCGGAAATGGCTCTAAAGGGGCTAAAGTGACCGCTATCGACAAGTCTAACGAAAAATACGATGTATTGACTATTGAAGCTGCTTTCGGTGAGAATGTCGCAAAGGATGCTGTACTTTTTGAAGCGGCCGCAGTAGACGGTACAAAACAAAAGTATGTCGCTAACTCCGCCCTCTATGAAAGAACAAAAGTAGATGACGGTATCGTTTTGGTCGCGTTGCTTCGTACAGCCGCAGAGATTGAGCCTTCTAAATTGGCTATTCCATTCTCCGAGAATGACAAGGCGAATTTGAAAGGTTGGTTTGAATTTAACGAATAAGGAGGTGGGATATGTTTTTGACTATTGAAACTTTATTTAGTGATGCTGGCATTGTAAGTGCTATCATCAACCGCGTTAACCAAACGCGCAAAGATACTATCTATTGGCAACAGTATCTTACTTTCCGCAGGGTTACTACTCGTGTGTTTAAGGATTACATCGGTAATGTTACCGGGGTAATGGCTGGTTCTATCAATTCTCGTTTCGGAGAGAAACCTATCCGTGAACGTAGGAATATCGGTTCTGGATACGGTGAGATTGCCTATTTGGGTGATGCTTATCAGATGTCCATTGACCGTCTTTCTGAATTACAGGATTTGATTGACAAGTTCAACCAAGCTAAGAGTTCCGACCAAATGGCGGCTTTGAATGAGATTGTAAACTTCGTTTCAGACGATTATCGACAGATTACTCTTGCCGCCCATAAGCGTATGGATATTGTGTTGGGTGCTTTGCTTATGACAGCCGAAGCCACTGTTTACAACAAGGATACCGCTGTTTCTTCCGGACAGACCAATAACAAGTTACTGGAGATCAGTCTTCCGTTCAACATTATTAAGTCAGCAAAGGCTGATGTAATTGTCGATTCGAAGAATAAGTTTATCTCTTACTTGAGAGAAGAATTACACAAGTTGGCTCCCGACTACGGTGTATATCAGAAGATGATAATGACACGTGCGACTTTCAACAAACACGTGCTCGGTTCTTCTGAATTTGGCGAGCAGTACAAGATGATTCTCGGAACAAACGAGATGAAATTGAGTACTGGTTTGGTTTCTTCTGCTTTGGCTTCTGAAGTATTTACCGGCATTGGGCTTCCGCGTATCGAAATCAAGGAAGATTATGTAAAAGATCAGACGGGTAAGAATGTACAGATTTATGCGGATAACCGTATTACTCTGTTACCTTCCGACCAAATTGGATATATGCGCCACCATACTCCATATGAATCTACCGATCCCGTACAAGGACGTACTTATGTCCCGGCAGATGGTCAGATGCTTATTTCCAACTACCGTGACAAGAATGGTCGTTACATGGAATACACGGCAGAGTGGATTCCTCAGATTACCAACCCGAACTTGATTACTAATTTCGACTTAACCGAGATTGCATCAATTCAATCAGCATAAGGAGGAAGCTATGAAAGTAAAGGTTATATCTGTTTTCCGTGACAAGTTTACAGGGAAGTATTATACTCCCGGTGAAGTGATTGAAGTCAGTGAGGAATCCCGTGTGCTGGATATGGAGAGCCGCAGACTTGCCGAGCGGGTTGAAGCGAAAACCACTGAAGTGAAAGCACCAGAAGAAAAGAAAGAGGTGAAAATCTCCCTCTTTGAAAAGGAGTTTGAGAAAAAGGCTTTGGTTGATGCTTTGAAAGCCATCGGCATACAGGCATCCGGTAACATGAAAGAGGAAACTCTTTTGGCTAAGGTTGCAGAATTGGATGAAGAAACAACTGCCAAACTGAAAGAAGCATTAAACGCATGACAGTAAATGAATACATATCACAGAAGTTTCAGACTTTCGGCATTCAGTTGTCGGAGGCTGACCTTTTGGATATGTGTCTTGCCTCGAAGATAAGCGGAGAGGATGAGATGAGCGAGGATTGCCAAACGCGGGTGTCGGTGGCGATTGCGAAGTTCATCCCCTCTCTTTTACTTCGTGCTACCTCAATCAGTGAAAGCGGTTTTTCTATGTCTTGGAATATCGAAGGGATTAAACAGTACTATTCTTTCCTCTGTAAACAATACGGACTAAAGGATGAACTGAGTAACAAACCTAAAGTTTCTTTCTGGTGATGATATTCGCTCCACACATATTACAGGTTAAAGTGACTAAGCCGATGGATAAGGATGATTTCGGTCGACCGATTCCCGGTACCGGTGGTGAAAGCTGGCAGGAGGTATGTAAATGTCGTTGTGATGATGTGAGTGCGGAAAAGAAAGTTTCCATCAATGGTGTTCTGTATGATTTCAAATATAAGGTAGTCTTTGACAAGCCGACAAAGGTTGAAGCAGGAGTAGAAGTCCGTTGTTTGAATCTTGATGGAAGCATAAGAGGGGAGGGGATTGCTAAAAGTCCTTTGGAGACAAACTATTTTTCCTACAGAGTAATATGGTTGGAATAGATGCAGACTTTTCGGATGTTGACCAGTTCTTTGAGGACGGAACAAGCGAAGTTGTTGCTGGTATGAAAGAAGAGGGAGAGTCATTTGTTGAAGATGCAAAAGCTACCGGGAGCTATCAAGACCACACAAAACATTTGAGAGAATCGAATGATTATGAGGTTGACGAAGATGGCTTGACTCTGAAAAACGAAGCTGATTATGCTTCATTCGTGGAATCCAAAGATTTTGAAGTTGCAGGAAGTGCAGCGTTAAGAACATTAGAACGATGTAAAAGAAGATTTGAACGATGATAGTAACTACCGACATAGGAAACATTCTCTACCGGGATTGCAAGGCTTTCGGGATAGACATAGTACCGGACGGTGAAACGCTGACGGGTGAATTGAAGTCTGAAAGGATTGCTATCCACGCAAAGAAGCAACAGCCGGGAACTTATTGGAAGAAGTCTTTTGCGGAAGTGAATCTTTGCGTTCCTGATTTAGGAGAAAACTCCGCTAATTCCATTCGTTTGGGTGAACTCGAACGAAGAGCCAACAAGCTGTTTGATGATGTAGTAAGTACCTATGACGGCACAACCTATCGTTACTCGATTGATTCAATTGGCACAGAAGTGGACACGGATTTAAAGTGTCATTATGTGAATGTGAGAATTTTGTTTGAAGTATTAAACGTAAAATGAGAAAATATGAAACCATTTATTGGAATTAAAAAGATTTGGTACGGTGCGGTTATAACTGCTGCCGTTACACCTGCTTCCTTAAAAACGTGGTTAGGAACTGCCACAGAAGTGAAGAACTCCCATCAGGACACTTGGGGATACACAGAAGATGACCCGACTACGACTGATTACATCAATGAGTTGACCGGAAAGGTTTACTACAAGGACGTTACCGCTAAAGGTGCAAGAACTATGGCATTTACTATGGGAGAATATTCCTTTGAAGACAAGAAGGAGTTGCAAGGCGGTGAGCTTGTAAAAGACGGTCAGGCTGTTGTTGGCTGGCATGAACCGGATGTCGCAGAGGTTATCAACAAGGCGATTGTCGGTCAGACTAAAACCGGTAATTACATTGTGTTTACCAATGCCTCTATAATCGGTAAAGGTAACTTCGTTGAGAAGAATATCGGACTGGGTGTTTCTGCTGTCGCAATGGAAAATCCAACTGCTAGTGTAGCTGGTGAGTACTGGCTTGATGGTGAAAAAGTGGATGCTCCTGCAGCATAAATTTAAGGTGAAAAATAATGTTTTCAGGATGGCGGTGGGTGATTGCTCACCGCTTTTTTAATTTCAATACATGGAAAAAGCTTCAAAAATAGTAAGTGCAGCCGTTTTAGGAAAAGACTTTGAAACGGTGTTTGTGAATGGTAAAGCCTACGTAATCCATCCTCCAACTATTCATAAGATAGCCGGTGCCGGATATTACCTCTCCGATTTGAAAGATGGGATTACGGTAATGGATATGCTTCGATCATTAAAGGATGTTGATACGGCTTCTCGCGCGCTCTCGTGGCTCATACAAGGCGATGAAACTCTGCATGAAGAATTGTCTCATGGAACATTCGATGAAGTGATAGAGGCTTTAGCAACAGGTCTTTCAATGATTTCTGCTGAAAATTTTTACAAGCTGTCAGTTTTAGCCAAGAACGTTGCTCTACTGACAGCAAAGCAACGGTCGTAGGAAACAACTGTTTACTGGGACAGATAGCAACGTTCATGGAAAATCTGCATCTGTCTTATGATGAAGTCGTGTACAAGATACCATATAGAAACATGGTTATTATGCAAAAGGACAAGCTCCATACTGTGTACGGAGAAGTTATGGAGGAAGTATCAGAAGAAGAATTTTTCAAAACCAAGGGTAAGAACCCATTAAAACAATAATATATGCCGAAGCTCGTATTCCGTGTGGCTTCCGATTGGGAGGAAGTCGTAAAATTAAGAAATGAGATAGCTAAGTTAAAGCAAGAGTTGAAGGGTATGGATAGCACACAGTCTCCTGCCGATTTTAAAACACTCAATACCCAGCTTGCTGCATCCACGCAACGAATGGATGAGTTGGTAACGAATGCTGCTAAAGCTGGTGCGGAGATGGAAACTGGCTTCAAGAGGAAGATATTCGCTGCTTCACAGTCTGTTAATGGGTTTACTGAAAAGATTATCGCTCAAAAGGCAGTAGTTAAGGATGTGGAAGCCGATGTTAAGCGTCTCGGTGATGCTTATCGCACTGCATTGAAACGTAATCCATTGTGTGCAAACAGTAAATTAGCTGAATATACATCTGCAAAAAAGGCTCTTGATGAAGAAAAGTCCGCTTTGTTCGGATTGACACAGGAGCAAGCGAATGCCCGACTATCTGTGAAGAAACTTCGTGACGAGTATTCTCTTTACAAGGATGATGCAAAAGGTATAACAGAGGTTAATAATGGGATTACTATTTCATGGAAGCAAGCATTAGGTGTTATCGGTGGTGCTGCTATGCTAAAATCCCTTGTTTCTGATATTACTCATGTAAGGATGGAAATAGATTCGGTGGAAAAATCTTTTGCAGCTTTATTAAAATCAGAAGACAAAGCAAAGGAGATGATTGGAGGTTTAAAAGAACTTTCAATCAAAAGCGGATTAAATACCTATGGAACAGCTCAAACACTTCTCGGCTTTAATGTTGATGCAGAGAAGATACTTCCAACATTGAAAAGCATAGGAGATATAACAATGGGGAATAATGAGAAGTTTTCCTCAATGACACTTGCCTTTGCTCAGATGTCTGCCGCTGGCAGACTGATGGGGCAAGACCTTAATCAGATGATTAATGCGGGTTTCAATCCTTTGCAGGTTATTTCTGAAAAGACGGGTAAGTCCATTGCTGTTTTAAAGAAAGAAATGGAGCAAGGTGCTATTTCATCTGAAATGGTAGCGGATGCTTTTGCCACTGCCACTGCCGAAGGAGGTCGTTTTTATAATATGCTCGAAAAGCAAAACACTGGAATTAGAGGCGAGAAAAACAGACAGAGCGCAGTAATTAAGGAGAAATTGAATGAAATAGGCGAAGCAAATGAGAAGATTATAGCAGGTTCGTATCGCGTTACCACTTTTTTGATCGAGAACTATGAGACTATCGGCAAAATATTGGTTGGGCTTGTTGCTACTTATGGAACGTATAGGACTGCCGTAATGTTGGTTACTGCTGCCGATAGTAAACATACTCTTGTGGAGATTGGGCTTACTAATGCCCGGATATTGGCACGAAAAGCACAACTTGCATTGAATGCTGCCATGCTCACTAATCCTTACGTGTTATTGGCTGTTGCTGTAGGAGGGCTTGCTACAGCAATGTGGGCAATGTCTGATAGTACAACTGCTGCTGCACGTGCCCAAAAGGAATATAACGACATTAAAGATACAGCATCTAAAAAAGAACAGAAACATAAACAAAAGATAGAGGAACTTCTTACAGCTGCACGCGATGAAAGTTTGGCAACTCTCACCCGTCAAAAATCTTTGGAGGAACTCCGAAAGGAATATCCGAAAATCTTTGGACAATATGATATTGAGAAGTTAAAGTTGGAAGATATTCTGAAATTGAAACAACAGATAAACGAAGAGGATTCAAACCGCTCTGTTCAAGGTAGAAAAGATGATTATACTTCTCTAAAACAAATGGTTGCTAACCAACGGAGATATTTACAGCTGTTTGACAATCCAGAGCTTCGCAAAAATATGTCTGATGCCGATATGCAAATATGGAAAATGTTTGCAGGTAAACAGTCCTACGTGCAGGTACGTGAACAGATGGGGAAAAACTCCGAACTACTAAAGAAGTATCAGAAAGATGTATTGGATGATAATATCTCCGCTTATAAAGCCAATCTTAAAAACTATTCTAAAGAAAGATTAGAGGCTGAATTAAAAATGGCCCAATCTTCTGCATCAAAGCGTAATGGTTTTAATGTTGATGGAATGATGGTCAAAGGTGGGGATTTAGAAAGTATTATCTCATCTATAAATGGCGCGTTGTCAGAAAAGAAATCTCCTAATACCTATAAGCAAGATTACGAGGAAGCTAAGAAAGATTGGGAGGATGCCCAAAAAGACCTATCTGAAATAGAAAAGGATAAATCTAAGTTTACCTCAAAGCAATATGAAGAAGCTAAGAAACGGAAAGATACTGCTGAAAAGGCATATAAAGATTTGGGCGGTATTACAGGTAGTTCATTAAGCAAACAAGAGAATCAATCCGAAAAACTCCGCCAGCAAACGGAGAAATACAATCTTCTCCTTAACAAACAAGCATTAGAGCAACAACGTTTTGCCGAAGACTTACAAATGAAAGTCGATGAATCCCGAATCAAAGCAATGAATGAAGGCTCAAAGAAAACCATTGCCCAGATGGAACTCAACTTTGAGAAAGAGATGCAAGCTATTGATCGGCAAAAAGAGGATGCTTTACGTAAGAAAATAGAAGATGCCCGCTCTGCTTTTGAGTCTAATCCTAAAAACAAGGGAAAGTCGTTTGATGCTACCGGAATCGAATTGTCGGATGATGAGAACAAATACTTTGACGAGCTTTATAAAGCTGCCATCGCCAATAATGAAAAGGCATATTCCGAACTCGCAAACCAATATCTTTCATATACAGACCAACGTCTTGCAATAGAAAAGAAGTTCAATGATGATGTTGCTTTGTTGCAAGAAGCCCGTAAAAGAGATGAAGCAAAAGGCGATACGGATGAGGTAGCAAAGATAGACCGCAGTATTGGTAAGCGTACAGAAACAAAGAATGAAGACGTTTTCAAACTCGATGCCGAACAATTCAAAAAAAGCATGAATTGGGAGCAAGTTTTTGGCAACCTAGATAAGGTTTCTACCGATACATTGAAAAAGTTGAAGTCCAATCTTAAAGACTTTATTTCAGCTCAAAAAGACCTTTCTCCCGAGAACCTGAAAGAGCTTGTCGATGCTATTGAGAGGATAGATGATAAAGTTTCAGAGCGTAACCCCTTCGAAGCGATGAGCACTTCTTTCAAGTCGCTAAAGACGGCCACCGATGCGGAACGCGAAGCGCAGGAAGCATACAACAAGGCTCTTAAAGAAGACACAGACGAAGAGAAGAAGAACGCTAAAGCCACCCTTGAAAGTGCTAAAAACAACAAGCAGAAAGCCCTGTCGGAGGCTACCACTGCATTGCATAAAGGCGTGGATGAAATCGGTCGGTATGTCGAAGCTGGCAATCAGGTTATCGGCATTATGGAAACACTTGGGGTAAAGACACCAGAATGGTTGGAGGGCGCGATGTCTGGCTTTGGTGAGATGCTGAACGGTCTTGAAAAGATGGATCTCACTAAGCCGATGTCGATTGTCACAGGTGGTTTGCAGACGATAAAAGGGGCATTAACGAGTGTAGTTTCTTTGGGCGGTCTTATTCCAGGATTCGGAGGTGCCGATTACTCCCGTTACAACAAGATGAAAGAAGAATATGACACCCTTGTTGATGTATGGGATACGCTTATTAGTAAAAAACAGCAGTATATTGATATATCCTATGGTGATGAAGCGCGCAAAGTCGGGCAAGAAACATTGGATCTACTGGATAAGAAGGCAAAAAGCAATGTTACACTTGGTCTAGAAAGGCTTAATGCCGGTGCAAGTATCGGCTCTCATTCTATTGGCGTTCGTCAGCGGAAGGGAATGTCTAAAGAGGGATGGGATGAACTTCGTAAGGCAGCGCAATCCATAGGGTTCGACTACAATTCGGTTGCCGATGGTCGTATGACCGGACTGTTTGACCTTACCGCCGATCAGTTATCCGAATTGCAGGATGAAGCTCCTACATTTTGGGCAAAATTGGACGGTGATGTTCAGGAATACCTTCAAAATGTCATTGACTGCAATACGGAGATAGAAAGCATGAAGGACAAACTGAACGAAACCATGACCGGTGTCTCTTTTGATTCTTTCTATGATAGTTTTATATCCACTCTTTCAGATATGGATAAGAGCAGCAAGGATATGGCGGATGATTTCGGGGAATATCTTAAAACTGCAATCCTCTCCAACCTGGTAGCGAATAAATATCGTGATAAGATTGAAGCGTTGTATAATGATTGGGCTAGTAAATCCGATTCGGATGATGACGGCATATTTGATCTTACCGCAGAGAAATCCGAACAATTAAAAGCTGCCCAACGAGCCTTGGCGGAGCAAATGATGGCCGAAAGGGATGCGATGGCCAATGCTTTTGGTTGGAACTCCGGTAAATATTCTCAATCATCCTCTAAAGGAGGATTTCAGGCTATGTCGCAAGATACCGGAAGCGAATTGAATGGACGCTTTACCGCCTTGCAGATGGCAGGTGAAGAGATAAAGAGTCAGAACGCCCTTCAATCTCAGTCTTTGAATATTCTAACGATGAAAGCGGATGCCATTCTCTCGGTAAATACAGAAACGAGAAACATTGCAGATGATACACGGGACTTGATAGCAAATTCCTATCTTGAACTTGTACAGATATCAGAGAATACAGGAGCTATCGTGAAGCCTATTCAGCAGATTCAGAAAGATATAGCGGAAGTAAAGAAGAACACATCTAAATTATAAATTATGACAAATGACTTAAAAATTAACGGCCTTGATGCCTACCGGCAATGGGGTATAAGAATGGGTGATGGTTTCCTTGATACAATCGGTGCACCCGCGCCTATGAAAGAATTTATTGAAAACAAATCCCGATTGGAACATGGGAAACGGGTTATAACCAATAATCCTAAAGTAGATGAACGAGAAATAACACTATCTTTCACTATAGAAGGTAATTCTCAATCAGATTATCAGACAAAAAGAAAGGCATTCTTCGATGAATTATATAAAGGGGCAGTAGATATTCAAATTCCTGCTAACAGTAGCGAGATTTATCATTTGATTTATCTTGGGAAGAGTATTACCTATGCGCAGAGTTTAGACCGGACATTTGGTAAAATTTCGAGTAAGTTTTCGGAACCGAATCCGTCTATTCGTACTTAATTCACGACATTGGGCCTATTGTCGTATATAGGAATATTCATAAATTGGATACCCTTTTTTTATCTTCGATCTTTGAAGAATGATCGAGATAAAGGACATATCAGGCAAGGTCAAGTTTAGCACACCGATCAATGTGGGGGCGAAAGGCCGGTTCATGCTGATGAAGGAGGATTATATAACCATCCCTTTCAGCACGGACATACCTGTTGATCTCAAGCGTGGCGATTACGTGGATCTCAGAGGAGTGTTTGATGATGCCTTGGGCGGGAAACTGGCGAAAGTATATAAATACCTCACTCTTCAGAATCCATCCGTTATTCCGGGTAAATACAGTTACGAGCTAAGGTTTGACGCTTATTATTACGAGTGGAATACGAAAATCTTCAAATTCACTCCGGAAAGTCACGGTCAGGAAGCTGGCTGGAATCTTACAGCCCCCCTCGATATTCACCTAGGCCTGTTCCTACGTAATCTGAAAGCGAACGGATATACATACAACGGGGTTGATTACATTTTCGACATAGATTCCACGGTTGAGAACAAGGCGTTTTTGATGACATACGATAATATTCATTTGTTGGACGCCCTCTTTTCGATGGCATCGAAAGATAAATGGAACTGTGATTGTTGGATAACCGATAATGTCATACACTTTGGCCGTTGCGAGTTCGGTGACGCTGTCGACATTGAACTAGGCGTTGAAGCGGCCGCCATGACCCGAAGCGAAAGCAAGGGTACTTATGCCACCCGCGTTTATGTGTTCGGAGGTACAAGAAATATACCGGCCAACTATCGTCCGGTGGATGAGCAGGCAGTAGTAAATGGAGTTGTTCAGAAGCGGCTCATGCTTCCGGAGGGTACTCCTTGCATAGATGCTTATCCCGGTATGACCGACACCGAAGCGGTGGAGGACGTAGTGGTATTTGACGATGTGTTTCCGAAACGGATCGGCACGTTGTCAGACGTGACTACCGTAGACAGGGATACGGAGACAGACGGTGAAGTCACCGGCCAGTTCAAAGCCTACCAGTACCAAGATCCCGGTCTCGATTTCAAAGAAGATTATATATTGGAGGGGGAAGAGCTGAAAATCACCTTCCAGTCCGGCAAACTGAACGGGATGGTGTTCGGTGTAACGTTCAAGCCTGAAGGGACGGACAAAGGCAGCCAGATATGGGAGATCATAGCGAACGAGGATTATGGGCGTTTGCTTCCCGATGAGATAATGTGCCCGGAGAATGGAGATGAATATGTTCTTTCCGGATTTAATATCCAACTCGTTTCCGACCAGTATATACCGGAAGCGGAAAAAGAGTTATTAGCCAAAGGACAGGAGTATGTAAAGAAAACAAGTATCGATGACGGTACATACCCAACTACCTTGGACTCCGAGTGGGTCTATCAGGATCAGATAAACAGGACGTATGACACGGGCCAGAGGATCCGGTTGATAAACCCCGCTTTCTTCCCGTCTGATGGACGGATCAGCCGTGTGATCGGCTGGGAAATGAACTTGGATATACCTTACGATTCCCCTGTCTATACGATCGGAGAAAGTACACAATACAGCCGGATCGGTGAGCTGGAGGATAAGGTGGACACGCTTACCTATAAAGGACAGACCTATACCGGTGGTGGTGGAAGCGGCGTATATATCATACGAACGAATGATTCCACGCCAGCCAGCGACAGCAACGTGTTCTCCGCCCTTCGCTCGTTGACGACATTCTTACGCAAGGACAAACCGGATGTAGCGGGCTTTGATATTACATTTGAGCAAGATATTATTCTATCCGGCGAGAAATCCTCCATCTACTCAGACCGTTATGCGGGCGGCTTCGGCCATGAGAACGGGTTCCGCCTGTTCGCCGACGGCACGGCATGGGTAAAGGACTTGAAGGTGAAGCATGACTCCATGTTCGCCGGTTCCCTTTCCTCTCCTACATTCGCCTCCGGTTTCCCGAACGGGACGGGATTCATGATAGCGCCTTACAAGGTGACGAACGCCGCCGGTGTGGAGGAGACTAAATACAAGTTGGAGATCGATTCGATCTCGGTACGTAACGAGCTTAAAGTATATACGTTCGTGGTCTCGCAACTGCTTGGCGAGAACGACAACCGCATCTTCGCCGGAATGATGGAGGTGGATCATTACGACCCGGAGACCGGCCGGATCTACCTGGATACCGACGGGGGCAGGTTGTACAACCCGTTCCGGGAAGGTGATATCCTCATGGTACAGCAGTTTCAAGGCGATCCTACCTTGCAGAACGACTACAAGATGACCAAGTCGTACGAGCTGAAGGTGGTGGAAGTGGCCGTAGGGGATCTCTCCGACGGCGAGAACCGTCTGGACTGGCTCCGTTTCACGAATTTCGTGGGAAATCTGTCGGACATCGCCAAGAGGGATACCCTTTGCCGTGTGGACAACCCGGATAACTCCACCCGTAGCGGCATCATGAAGATCACCACGGTGGATGAGTTCGGCACGCCCTACATGGACGTGATCCGTGGGATGAAGACCGATCCGGAAAACTGCGTGAAGGTACGGGTGGGAAACATGAACGGTCTGGTAACGCCTTATTTCGGGAGGCTGGAGGGCGATGGTATATACGTGGAGAATCTTTACGCCCGTGGGCAGTTCATGCTCGATACGGGCGAGAACGTGAAGACCAAGTTCGAGATCGTGGAAGGCAGGCTTTCCAGCGAGATGTCTTCCGTGCGCTACGAGTTGTCGGAGAAGGATAATTGCCTCACGAACGCCTCTTTCTCCGCTGATACGGTAGGATGGGTACTCGGTAACGACGTGTCGCTATTCACGGTGAAGGAGCGTTTCATGGCCGTGAACGAATCCTTCTACGCTGAGAAGGATAAGGTTACAGGAATCGTGGAGGTATCCAGCCGCAAGGCCCTTTATATCAAGAACTCGGGAGTAAAGCAATTAAACTCCTACCTGAAGAACAAACCGGACGGCCAACTGGAGATGCCCGACGGGACGAAGGTATGGCCTAGCTATTACGTATCGTTCATGTACATGGTAAAGACCGCTGGTTCCTTGACATCCGGATTCTCCGGACAGGGCCTTTACGTAAGCAAACCGTTGGCGATTACGGATACCTTCGTTCAAGAGGAATTTTCCGGCAAATGGAACGGAACCGGTGATTTCATCTTGAATTTCACGGGGGAAATATATATCTACAACGTCCAGATGTCCACGCATCCCGTGGAGGACTTGCGGTTGGAAATGTCCACCAAGTTCGTGCAGACGGACGAGAAGATAGGCATGTACGCCCTGAAGATCGACACGTTGAGCGGCACGGTGACGGACATGGGTGTCGAGCTGAATAACATCGACGAGACCCTATCCTTGTACGTGACGAAGACTGACAGCATAAACCAGACAGTGACAAGCCTAGGCTTAAAGCTGGACGGTGTGGATGAGAGCTTGACGCTGTACGCCAAGAAGACCGACGTATCCGGGCTGAAAACCGAGATGGAGGCGGCTATCAAGGTGAACGCTGACAATATTAATCTGAAGGTATCTAAGGATAGTATCATATCGAGCATCAACCAGACGGCGGAGACGATCAAGATAAACGCTAGCCGACTCAATTTGAACGGTTTCGTGACATTTTCCATGTTTGACCTAAGTACCCAGAATACGATCAAGAACAAGGTTAACTCAGGAGATCTAGGATCGATGGCGTGGAAAGATGGTGTCTCATCCGATGATCTGTCTTGGGCATTAAGTCAAGAAATATCGAACAAGGTCAATCTGACTACCTTAAACAACACTCTTTTAGGTTATACGAAAAGTGGGTCTATCACAAAAGAAGACCTGGCCAAAGCCCTTCAAGCGGAATTAACAGGGAAACTTACAGGTAGCGCCAGTGTGGGAGCGAACAAATTGGCGAGCGTGATAATAAACGGACAGACGCTTATAGCGGGAGGGTATATTCAAGCGGACTTGATAAACGTTAAAGACCTTGTCGTAGGCAGTACCTTGAGTATCGGTGCGTTCTCCTTGAATAGTTATAATGGTCTTAACTGGACTGGATCTGACTATTTCGGTAATACCTCCTTTAGGCTGACAGTAGGGGGAGGATATACATACAATACCGGAACAAGTTGTAAAACCATGGTAGGGGCTTGGAGCAATTCCGCTGATACCCATGCGTGTATATCTGGTATATGCAACACTTTTGGCGTAGCCATATATGGATCAACAGACGGATGGGGATCGAATTTTCCTCCGGATGGATCTAAGTACGCAGGCTTTTTCAGTGGGTCGGTATTTGCTACGGGCCAAATGCGTTGTTCCGGATTTTCTATTTATAAGAGTTCTGACATGTACCGCTATCATTATCCCGGAGTTTCTTTCAACCCCGCAGATTTCGACTTAGACAATATCCGTCTTCGTGTTATGGGCGGCATAATCGTCGGAGTGACCGATGATAACGGAAATATTTTATTAGGATCATAGATTTTTTTAAAAACAGTAGAATTATGAAAGTAGATTTCAGTAAAGTAAGTATTAACGCTACGGTAGAAGGCGATCCCGTAGTTATTGACTTGACAAAAGAGGTAGGAAACTTGGTCTATGGACGTACGGCGGATATCGCTGTCTCTGATTTCGGAAAGAAGATATACTACAGCAAGGAAGCTATCGATGTTCCGAGACCTATGGCTGAGTCCATCAAGGAGATTATCATGGGATCCTCCTTGATCGCCCCCTTGAAAAATGCCATGAACGAGTTACTAACCCCTAAAACAAAGAAAAATGGAAACAACGACAATCAATAAGTCCTTGACGGAAGCCCTTTCTTCCACGGGCTTTGTAAAGATAGAGGCATCCCGTAAGGAAAGCGAGCCATTCCAGCATATAGATGCCTACATATACGATGCCGGTACCCGTATCGGGTACGCGTCCGCTGATCGTAACAAAAGGCTCTCTTTCTTCCAAGAATCCCCGGACAGCCTTACCGGAGAGGAATGGATAAGCGCGTATACGAAGGTGCAAAACGCTTTCGACAGGATATTTAACGAGACGGTAACCCTATAAGCAATCTTGATCCCATGGCATATACTCTCGAAGAAATTAAAGAACTGGTCGAGACTTTAACCCCGATCGTAAAGAACGCTATAGAGGCGGGTTCCCTTAGCGTAGAGGATCTCCGTGTAGCGGAGAGCATGGATTTCGTAAACTCTTTGCCGGCCTTGGAGGAGAAAGGTCTTAACGTCTCTTACGTGAAGGTCCGGCTGAAAGACTTGCTCGGTAAATTGGACGGGGATTATGCCAAGGAGCTGGAGGCGATCAAGAAATTGCTGGAAAAGAAGGTGGATAACGGCTACTCGAAAGACGGTAATCTGTATCTTACCTCCGGGGGTATTGTCGTATCGGACGCTATCCCGGTAGGCTCCGGAAGCGGGGGCGGCGGCGGGGCTAGCTCGCTGGGCGAGCTTACCAACGTGGATGATATCGTAGACCAAGATCCGGACGAGTCCCGTGTGCTGGTGCAAGAGGCCGGTAGCTCGCTCTGGACGGTGAAGAACCTCTCCGAGATCGGAGGTGGAGGTGGTGGTGGCGGCGTGACCATGAAACTCATGAGCGTCACCGATACGCTCATCACCACGGTAGAGGGGGCAGCCGTCACCGTGGGATACAATTTCACGAGCGTCTATCAGGATGACGGTTCCGAGACCGGGCCGGGAACGGCCACTTACACCGTGAACAGCCAGAAGGTGGGCATGGTATCCATCTCGCAGGGCAATAATTATTTCGATCCGACGGAACACTTGATCACCGGCTCCAACACGGTAAGGGTAACCGTGAAGGATAGCACGGGATCGTCACGTTCCCTATCCTATACGATTGAGGTGATATCCATGTCCATATCCTCCTCCATAGACCCGGCGCTCGTCTATTCCGGGGAGATCGTGTATCGCTATACGCCCGTGGGGGCTATCAACAAGACGGTGCATTTTGTACTGGACGGGAAGGAGTTGGGAACGGTGGAGACCAGCGCCTCGAACCGGCAATTGACCTACGTGATCCCTAGGCAGACGCATGGGGCGCACTTGCTCCAAGTCTACATGACGGCCCTTATCAACGAGGAGCTGATCCGGAGCAACACGCTTACCAACGACCTTATCTGTATCGTGGAGGGGGATAACACGCCTATCGTGGCCTCTTCTTTCGCCCAGACCGCCGCGCGGCAATACGACCGGCTCACGATCCCCTTCGTGGTCTATACGCCGGACTCCTCGCTATCGGAGGTTACGCTATCGGCGAACAACGCCACGGTATCCACGCAGAGCGTAGACCGCACCTTGCACGAGTGGAATTACCGTATTCCCCAGTCGGGAGATCTCTCCCTGAAGATATCCAGCGGGTCGGCCTCCCGTACCTTTACGCTCACCGTATCCCCCGCCGAGGTGATCGTGGAGCCGGAGAAGGCGAACCTGCAACTCTGGCTGACCTCTCAGAACCGGAGCAACAACGACAATAACCGTAACGAGTGGAAATACGGGGATATATCCGCGGATCTGACCGGCTTCAACTTCAAGACGAACGGCTGGATCTCGGAACGGGATAGCACCTCCCTCCGTGTGTCGGGTGACGCCCGTGTGCGTATCCCGCTGAAGATATTCAAGGATGACTTCCGGGCCACGGGTAAGACCATCGAGTTCGAGTTCTCCACCCGCGACGTGACCGATTACGAGGCTATCGCTATCGAGTGCGTGAACGGGGGAATCGGCCTTCAGATATCTTCCCAGAAAGCGGTGTTCTCGTCCGAGCAGACCACGATCGACACCCGGTTCAAGGAGGAGGAGAGGGTTCGCATCTCCTTCGTGGTTGAGAAACGCACGCTAAACCGTTTGATATACATCTACATCAACGGTATCATGTCCGGGGCGGCGCAATATCCGTCGGAGGATAATTTCCAGCAGAAGGTTCCGCAGGATATCATGATCGGTAGCGAGGGCTGTACGATCGACCTGTATAACATCCGTGTCTACGATAACGACTTGAACCAATACCAGATGCTCGATAACTTCATAGGCGATCTGGACGATTACGACAAGGCGCTGGCTATCTACAACCGGAACCAAGTATATAATGATTATGGGGATATCACCTATCAAAAGGTGTTGGAGCGATTGCCTTGCTTGATCTTCGAGGGGCCGTTGCCTACTTATAAAGGCGATAAGAAAACAAACAAGGTCTATTTTACGGACTTGCAAGAACCCGGGCGATCTTTCTCTTGCGAGAACGTCCAGAATGACGTGCAAGGTACCTCCTCCCAATATTATCCGAGGAAAAACTGGAAGTTCAAGTTCAAGGCAGATATCACCTACACGGAGAGCGGAAGGACATCGCCCACATACGCGTTACGGGCGAATAGCATTCCCGTAAACGCCTTTTGTGTCAAGGCAGATTTCGCCGAGTCATCCGGTACGCACAACACGGGTATGGCCAAGGTCATCAATTCCCTATTGATCGAGATGGGGCTTACCACCCCGCCCCAAAAAACGAACAAGGAAGTCCGCACAACGGTAGACGGCTACCCGATAGCCATCTTCCACCGTGAGACGGCCAGTGATACGCTCGAGTTCGTGGGTAAGTATAATTTCAACAACGACAAGTCCACCGCCGAGACCTTTGGGTTTTCTGATGGTGATGAGAGCTGGGAATTCTCGAACAACACCTCCGATCGTTGCCTCTTCAAGTCCGCCGATTTCTCCGGGACGGACTGGACGAACGACTTCGAGTCCCGCTATCCGGACGATGACGCTATCAACGCCGAGTACGAGGCGGGTACCCGCAAGCCGGAGAAGCTCATGGCCGTTACCTCGTGGGTCGTATCCACCAAGGACAACTTGGATAAATTCAAGAACGAGGTTCGGAATCATTTCAACCTTGATAACTTGATCGCCTACTACCTTATCACCGAGTTGTTCGGTATGGTGGACCAGCGGGCGAAGAACATGTTCCTTACCTATTTCCACGAGGAGGGGAAATGGATCTTTATCTTTTACGACAACGATACCTGTTTCGGCCTGAATAACGAGGGGTTGATCGCTTTCGGATACAATATAGAGTATCACGACAAGATAGGTACGCTAAACGTCTGGAACGGTGAGAGTAGCGTGTTGTGGAACAACCTTGAGAAATGTTTCCCTTCCGAGATCGAGGCGATGTACAAGGATATCCGTACCCGTGGATTGCTCTCGTACGACTTGATCATGTCCGTGTTGAACGGCGAGCAATCGGACAAATGGTGCGAGGCGATCTACAACGCCGACGGCCGTTTCAAGTATATCGACCCGCTGATAGAGGAGGGCAACGGGTCTTACCTGTACGCCGCCCAAGGCTCCCGTATCGAGAACCGTAAGTGGTGGACGTATAACCGCTTCCTTTATATAGACAGTAAGTATACGGCGGGCAGTTTCCTCTCGGATTTCGCGACCTTACGTCTCTATACGCCCCGGGAATGGACGGGCGTGTCCCCGTCGGCCAACATGACGATCATCCCGTACGCCGATCAGTATACCCGTGTCAAGTACGGGTCCTACATGGTGGGGCAACGTACCTACAAGGACGTGCCGGTATTGATCGAGGCCCCCGACATCGTGTTTAATGACACCGAGACGATCATCTATGGGGCGAGCCGGGTAAAGTCACTGGGGGATATGTCGGGGTTGTACGCCGGTACGATCGACGTATCCAAGGCTTCCCGCCTCTCTGAGTTGTTGATCGGTAGCGGCGTGTCGGGCTATCAGAACACGAACCTTACCGTGCTCTCGATCGGCACGAACAACATGCTCCGCAAGCTGGACATCCGTAACTGCCCGAACTTGAGGCAGGCGGTGGATATCTCCGGATGCGAGAACATGGAGGAGGTCTACGCCCAAGGCACTTCCATCACCTCCGTGGTATTGCCGGCAGCTGGTATCCTGTCCAAGTTGTATCTCCCGGCTACCCTCACGGGCTTAACCCTCCGTAACCAATCCAAGCTTACGGACGCTTATTTCGAAATAGCGGGGGTGGAGAGGCTTACGACGATCGTTTGCGAGGATACGGGGATCAACGTGTTCTATCTTATAACTCGGTGCTTGGGTATCAAGAACCCGGTGTTGAACCGTGTCCGCCTTATCAATATCAATGCCTCGGCACCGAACCTGAACGACCTCTATAAATTGATCAAGGTGGGTGGTATCGACGAGAACGGCAATAACGTACAGACCGCCGTCATAACGGGAAAATACCACGCCATATCCGCTACCAGCGATAAGCTAGCCAAGTGCCGGGCGGCTTTTCCGGAGCTGGAGATCACCTATACGACGCTCTTACCGCCGACTATCACGACATTCGTGTTCCGCTCCTCCCAATCCAAGACGATTACCAACGCCGTGTTCGAATGCGGGGATTATGAGTACGAGAAGGTGAACGAGTACACCTACAAGGTGACGGCGGACGATGATTCCATAGTCCCCATCATCTTCAAGTGCGACAACCACAAGGATTTCACCGCCGATTATCTCGTATCCGGAACCCGTACGCAGGACTATACGATCACATACATCCCCTTGCGTACCATCCGGGTAAAGGTCTACGGCCAATCCGTCTATCTATCCGGAGCCATGATCACCACCGATACCAAGAGCTACACGAGCGACGCGAACGGATACGTCTATATCCGTGGTGGCGAGGCGATGAAAGGAACCGTATCAGCGTTGGGCTACGGAAGCAACACGTTTGATTTTCCATCTATCACGAATGACACGAGCCATACGCTGGAGGTGTACGCGGTGGTGGATGTGAAGTTCGTGGTGAAGGGGCAGTTTGGGGCGATCGTTACGGGGGCTACCGTGACTTGCGGTGGCAAGTCGAAGGAGACCAATTTATACGGCGAGTGTATCTTGCAACTGGCGAAGGGGCCGTACGATTACGAGGTGACCCATCCGGATCATTACGATGCCAAGGGAACGGTGAATGTTGGCACGTCCGCCATGAGCGTGAACGTAAAGATGAACATCAACCCCATAGCCATGAATCCAGAGGAGAACGGCAACATACAGATGATGCTAACGGGGCCCTCCTGCTCGATAAGCGTCAACTCCCCTACGGCGAATTACGTAATAGACTGGGGTGACGGCATGACGGAAAACGCCTCGGGTACTGGATCCAAGTCTTATCCACACACCTATGGGGATAACGGGTTGTATCAAGTGGAGGTAAGGAACTGCGGGGATGTCACTTCCTGCATGGCCTCTACCTCTTGTTTGGTGGCGTATTGGAGCATTGGTGGGAGTAAGGTTTATAATATTACTTTTAGAGGATGCTCCAAGTTGATTCACTTTGGCAAGGATGTGTTTAAGAATGATACGAATAGAACTAATGCTTCCTCCTTGCTGTATGAATGCACCAGCCTCACCTCGGTTGACTTGACCTCGCTTGCGTCGTGGGTGAATGTTACGAGTTGCGACTACTTGCTGCAAGGATGCACCAGCCTCACCTCGGTTGACTTGACCCCGCTTGCGTCGTGGGTGAACGTTACGAGTTGCGACTACTTGCTGCGATACTGCTCCAAGTTAACCTCCGTGGACTTGACCCCGCTTGCGTCGTGGGTGAAGGTTACGAATTGCATCTACTTGCTGTATGGCTGCACCAGCCTCACCTCGGTTGATTTGACCCCGCTTGCGTCGTGGGTGAATGTTACGAATTGCAGCGGCTTGCTGCAAAGATGCATCAGCCTCACCTCGGTTGACTTG